ATAACCTCATACTCATCTTCTGATATTGCTTTAACAAAAATGGATGGGTTGCGGCTAAGGCACTCCATAAAAGATGGTTCTAAGTTTAATTCTTTCGCCCATTCATTAACTAATTTTGAAAATCTATCTTCTAACTTTTTAATATTGTCCTTTTTATCTAAATTATTAAACCAGTCGTCGCCAAACTCCCCAACAACATCATAAGCACTATCTATCGCCTCTTCTACAAGACGGTTACCACAAGGGAAATAGTAAGATGCATTACGTTTTACAAAATTTGCGGAGTATATTTCTAAAGTACCGCCGACTTCAATTAGTTCTTGTGAAAAAGCAGTCTGATAAACTTCATCAATACCTTCAGTAGTAAAAATATCATCTTGATAACTATATAAAATTTCTTCGCTCATTTTAACATTACTCATTTTTCAGTCCTTTCCAGTTATTAGGCATAGTAGTAGTTATTCTGAGATCAGCATCACTTATTGGCATGTTGATTTCTCGAACATATTGTCAAAATCACCATCAACACTCCATTCAGCAGTCATAAGTATTGGCCATAGTGATGCTGCTGTAAGCAATGAATAAGTTTGTTCATCAGACAGTCTACCACACTGCTTATATACTGTTTCTACACCTTTACCGAAGTAGATAGATGTAAATACAAACCATAATATAAACCATGTAAATGTTATTTCTTTCATTAGTAGTCCTTTTCTTCGCAATATTTAATCCAGTGCTTTAACCAATCATCTCCATAAATCTTTTTATATAAGATCATTGTATTATATTTGTTATCGACTCTGTCAAAAACAGTTTGTCTCTGTGCTCTTAATGAAGAGATCTGTAAGAAGAGGATCATCTATAACATCCATGATATCACTAACATCTGCACGAGTGAGTTCGTCTTTTGTGATTATTGTCATATCAGAGTCCTCTGTAATAAGCGCAGGTGTTGTTGTCGAAAAAGTAAATGGTTAGGGTAAAAGGGCCGTTACATCTTGCTATAATTGAAGTAACAAGGTTACGCTCTATTATTTGATATTCTACTAATTCTTTTGATACCTCAAGACGAGCTTGAATAAGTGCAGTTACAGGACTATCAGCATTAAGTGATATTGATCCACTTGTAGGAAATGTCTGTACGATACTGAGGTCAGTAAGAACACGTTCATATTCAGCATTGTGTATAGCTATTTTACCGGCTACCTGAGACAAGTCAGCTCGCTCCCATGAATGAAACATCCAAGATACGATAGTCATTGGTAGCCATAGAATTAGGAGGATAGCTGTAAGGGTTGCAAAAAAGAAGGTTAAAGGGCTAAGGATGCTCTGATAGAGCCATATTGAGATTGATTTCATGATGTACCTACCCTTTTAATTATTGCTTTACCGCAGCTCTTGCATCTTCTTTCCTGAGCTGTGACGATTGTTCTTTTTTCTAGTTCTTCACCTAGAAAACCGTGCTCCATGTTTTCTGGAGGATCATATTTCCAGTCATGAATTCCAAGTCTACAAAGTAGTCTCATAGTGTATCTCCTGTTATATTATGAATAGGTTGAGTCAGTGAAGTCTTGGGGGGGAACTCCACTGACTCTATCTACAGGGAATGGGGGAAAACCCTGTAAATTAGGATTAAATATTTAATTCTTTATCAGTTAATTTGTTGATTCTCTTAAACCAATGCATGTTTATATAGAACTTTGGTTCTGCACCCTTGGGAATATCGAAAAGCTTTGTTTTCTTATTCCATTTACATAATGAATATTCTAGTATGCCTGCAGCAGTCTTATACTGAACATACCATAATGGAAACCCTCTAGGAGTTTCGGTTACTGGATGCGTATTCTTATTTTTAGGCAAGTACTCAATCCATGGCTCATTAATTACACCCTTGAGTAGATCTGCTGCATTGATTCTTGTACGTCCGTTATCACCATAGAGTATTACGGTGCCTCGGACTTTCTTTAACATTTTACTTAGCATAATTATTCCCTAAATGTTTGTGAGTGGCTGTGAGGGAGTAAGCTCATCTTTTCGGTTTGCATTGCCTATCAGAATTTTGCTATCTCCCTCGGATCACCAGCCGGTTGATTAGAATTAGTTGCTGGTTTCATCACACAATACCAGCGGCTTGCTCGTTACCCTTACGCGTAGGGACTGTGATACGTGTCCGAGTCAGTGATTAGAAAAATACGGCTCCACCTACACTGAAGTAGCTGTTGGAGCTGAATTGATTAAATGTATAATCAGCATGAGTGAATGCTAATGTTAATTTGGTGTTGTCTGTCGGCATTATGGCGCCTACGAGTGAGAATTCCTTCACACCGCCGCCTACTGAGCCTGCAAGAGCTATACCGCCCTTGTGGAGCATTCCTGAGCCAATCGCTAAAGACATACCTGTAGCAGGCATTGTCCATCCACGATCACCTCTATCGCCTTTAAAGCCACGATCACCTTTGATACTGAGTCCATCAAGGCCGTCAATACCGTCATTTCCGGGGTCACCCTTAATTCCGATACCTGGATCACCTTTCATGCCTTTGGCACCGGTGGCTCCTGTATCGCCTGTATCTCCCTTGTCACCTTTAAAGATGTCAAGGTAATTACAACCTCCCCAGCAAGTAGCGTTAGCCATTTGAGGGATAGCGAACATCGTAATCATTGAGAGGGCAATAATAATTATTTTACGTTTTAACATATTTCTTTCCTTTTTTTGAAATTAGCTAGTAGTCTCTCCTACAAGTCTCGCACACATTTTGTTCGAGGACATTCTTATAAAACAAGAGTCTCTCTTTGTCACGGGGTACGTTTACGACAAATTCTTATTATATTTGTGATAGAAATCTTTGATAGCCTCTACTCTTAGTAGAATAGCTATAATGGCTATTTTAAGATCTGGATTCATTTCTCTGATCCAAACAGTATCTCTAGAACTAGCTCTAAGAGACGTTTTAGGAGTAACATTGTGAATAGTGAGTTTAGCCTCATACGTAGTGTCATTAGCTTCAATTTCTAATTGGCCGTGCTCTTTAGCTTTATCTATTATATCTTCAAGGGTTCTGTTTTCAAGTGGGGCAATGATGTTCTCCATTTTAGTTTTGAGAGACATGTTTATTCCTTATTTGTTTGCAGCAGATGCCGGAGGCATGGCGACTAGGTTCAATCTTCTTTCCACATGGCTCTTTCTACACTCTTCTGTGCAGAACTTTTTTGTGTACCTGCGAGCAGTAGGCCCCTTGATGTGTACATATTTTTTTCCACATTCATTACAAGTTTTCATGTGAATGCCTCTGCGAAGAGCATCCAGAGCCCCATTACTACACCATAAGGAAAGAATACCAATCCAACTACTAGATGGCCCCATGCCTCAACTGAGGCGCTTATGAAGAGGAACCACAAATAGCCAATAAATCCTATGATGGTTGAGCTAACACCCAACAAAGTAAGTAATGTATCCCTCATGATATTGTTTCCTTTAATTTATCTTTTTCAATTTCTAGATCTAATCCTATTAAAGCCATTTCAATTACATTAACTAGTTGTTGAGTATCTACATTACACATAATAGGCTCCCTTAAAAATCCTTTATTGTTTTTAAGGTCTTGTTTAAGATTATCCATACTAATTTTTAAATTATATCTAAATTTTTCGTTAGAGGTCATAGGTTTTTCCATATGCCACTCATCAACTGTTGGAGAATTTAGTAAAGAGTTTGTTGTACCACATGTATTAGGCATCTTTATTTATTCCTATTAGATTTTGTAATGTCAATCTTGCTTTTTCATGTTCTAGGCCTTTAAGAGCCCAGAATAGTAGAAGAGCTTGAGATGATGCAGATACCTTGATTTGACGGGATATAGTCATTACTTTTTCTTCATCTTTTGAATACTCTTCAACAACTGTATGTCTTAATTTAAATATTCTTATTAGGCTATCTATCGCCTTGAGAGTAGTCTCATCATTGTTTTCAAACATATCACCCTAATTCCTCTGTAAGTAGCTTCAGGTGGCTGGCACAGCCACAAAGGAGCGCATTAAGAGGAATTAGGTATAATATCATTACTGAGGCTTTCTTGGTCTTCCCGGGCTTGATTTAACCCAATGAGCTTGTGTGGTGTCGGGATTAGCGTCTGCGTATGCTTTTTTACACCATCTACCGGTGTCTGATCTGCGATAAGCTTTACGATGTAAAACTCCTCTGATCATCTTACGATGACTTGCCATTATGGTTCTCCTTTAATTAAAATGGTGAACCATCTTACCATATTATCATTATATTTCTAGTTTATTAGCTGCTATGGCTTTTCTCAATGTCTCTTCGTTTTATTCCTTACTGCTTGTAATTATTTAGGGGGATGAAAGAGAATGAGTGTAAACTTTCATCCCCCAAGGCAGAAAACAGGAGAGTAAACTACCTTAATTATTTTTTAGTGAATAAGACAGAATTCTCTTCTAGAGCTTCTTGCCTCATTAGTTGCTTTTTTATTTTGAAAGCGAATTCAAGCTTTTCAAGTATATTATCGTAACCGCTTAATGATTTGTTTTGAATCATCCTCTGCAGCTTACGCTCTTTAATTTTATCTATTAAGTTACCTAATGTATGTAAGCTTAATTTAGGGAGAGAGCTAGTAAATGACTCACTTTCTTTTGAACCTGTCATCTTATAGGCTCCTTATGGTAAATACCTGTATCTTTTTGAAAGTTAGTTTATAGGTTTAGATGTTTTAAGTACTTCTGAAAAAATACTCCCCAAAATTGCCGGAGGCAATTTCAGAGAGCGAGTTTAGCGTTCTTAACTTAGAGCATATTCAGCACTTATCATTTGTTCTGGAAGTGTATGTGACATCTTCTTATGAATCAAGTTTGGTTCACATATTTCACGTAGTATATCCTGAAGGAGATTGCTTTGTGCTATCTCAATTAGAGTATCTAAATAGTTCTGTCTTACTTGGTTCATATAATTAGGTGAAGCCCAGAATGAGTCATGTATCGATAACAAAGCAAAGCCAGCAATATGCGCTTTCCTTATTTGTTCCCTAACAACATATCCATCAATAGAATGAACTATGTTAGCAGCTAGAGATAGACCTGTAGGTGATGGTTCATTGATATACATTCTATGAGTGAATGTAGCATGATCCAATTCATCTATTTCAATCTTCTTATCAACACGCTGCATGACCGGTACTACGGCTCTGTGGCCATCTGGTAACGTCCATGAATGTCTATAAGCTTCAGGATCCCAGCATCCCTGCATATCTTCCATACATTCTAAAGCTCCCGGTAAGAGATAACCTATTACTTCATAGAATAGCTCTAGAGCAGGTGTATCAACTCCAAAGACTTGCTTGGGTTGATTCTTAGAACCATAGAAAGTAGTCATCACAGGTGGTTTGACTATTTCCTTACTGTATTCCTCTTCAGAGGCATTAGACATGATATCTGCTACTGCTTGATAGACATCTTCCCTAGTACCTGAGTTGATTAGGTTAACTGCTGCTGCAGTAGCCTCACAACCACTCAAGCAAGCCATTATCTGAAGGCCTGAAGCGGTGGCATCAAGTCCCATGATGAATCCTGTAGGAATCTTAGATTCAGCACTCATACGGGCTCTGACGGCCTTCCTGAATAGGACTGGTTCTTTAGCATCATCTGATTGCTCATAGAGATCAATACATGATTGGGTAGAAGACCACTCAAGTCTTTTACTCCATGTTAGCTTATCAAAACCATATTGATTGGCTATATCTATATTTATATATTCTGTTCCAGTAAATTGTTGCATAAGTTTTCTCCTGTTTATATGCATTAGGTTAAGTATTAATTAGTTTTTTAAGTATTTTCCGTTGTTTTTGTAGACTACCCCAATAGAATACAGCTAAGTTCATACCATCACTATGAGAGATTGTTGGATCTATAGCTTGAAGTGCGGTACCTAGTACTTTTAGTTTAACTCTTGGATTAAGAGCTATCTGTTTATGTAATTCTTCTATATGAGATGTATTTAGCTTGAGATCCTTATTCATGCTTTAATTAGGCTTCTCAAGGTATGCTCTGCATATGCCTTGTCTACGTCGATAAGCAGTTCTCCAAGAGCAAGAGCGTCTTTTAGTTTAAGATGTATTGTAGCACTCTTCTCATCTTCATAGGCTTGAAGTATTATAGTATATTCTTGTTTCGTTTTAGATCGAGTTGAACTATTATTTGGTTCTAATGTTAAATCCATATGATCATTAGCTTGTGCCTCACAGTTTGCTTCAAATACTATTAATTCTTTTGATGACGTTGACATATTCTATTCCTTGTCTTCTGTTATTAGTTTTTTAAGTTCATTTGAGGCATGTAATTGATGTAATGCATTTAAAGTTTCTCTGAGCCTATTAGAAGTATCTTTAGTAAGAGTAGCTGAAGTCTTTTCACCGCTTTCAGTGACTTGTATGTTTATTAAGAATCCAGTAGATTTATCCTCTATTACATCTATTTTTATTGAATCTCTCTTTCTTGTTGAGCAGAGAGAGGTAAATATCCCAGTCCATGCGTCTGTAATTCTTAATATACTCATAGGCAATCCACATCACCTGAAGAATTCCTAAATGAGGTAGACATAATCTCTGAATAGTAACCATTAGAACTGCCATGCCACCTTAAGACAGCATAGTTCTTAGCAGTAGCTATTCTGTAGAAAGTCCATGTATTAGATTCATCATCATATACTTGGTCAGGGTCTGCTACATCCTCAACAGGCTCAATGAGTTTCTTGAGCTCCAGCTTTCTAAGCTCTATTGAATTTACTAGAGGATTTACTGGAGGATCTATATCATGATAAGAATTTGATGCCTCATCAAATTGTATGATAGGATCTCCTACAAGACCTTGTAAGCTTCCATTAATGTCTGATAGGTACACATGCTCACAACAGTCTTGAGTGTGGTACATTTCTAGTCTTGAACCATCACTAAATACAAATGCAAGTGAGCTTGCATTCATGTAGGTATTAGGGCTATTAGTAGCCTCGTCATAATCATAGTCTTTGATTATCTCAACTAATACTTTATTGAGTATTTTATTTGTTATTTCTTTCATATTAATCTCCTGTTATTGGTGGATCTATTAAGTCTTTAAGTTTTTGTCTTTTTATACATTCAGCTTGTTCTAGAAGTATTGCAGCTAATTCACGAACTTCCTCTATATTTAAAAATACAGAGTCATTTGCTGAATGTAATGATAGTTCTATAGCTAATGGAGCTCCTCCATCATCATTAAGAGCATAGTAAATTTTCCCACTGGATTCTTTGACTTTAAAAGTATGCTTTTCAAAGCGATCTTCTTTACTCATGTAAATTACTCAGCATCACTGGGTTTAATCATCTTAAGAAGTTCATGCTTAGTCATATGATGTAGTGCAGAATCAATGTATTCTCTTAATTCTAATAGCTCTTCTTTGCCTACTATTACTACAGGCTCTTTTCCACTGTGTATATCAAGTCTGAAGAATACTTTATTGTCTGAATTATAAGATACTTCAAGGGTATCTTCGTCATCCCTAATACATGATAGCTTAAATAATTTACTAAAGCGTTCGTCATTATTTTGTGCAGTCATGGGTGTATCGCTCCTACTAAGTTATTATGTTGAATTGACCATGACTCCCATTCATGATTTGGATCAGGAATAAAGACCATTGTTACTCTTGTAACATCATCAAAGTGTTTAATATCTGCATCTCTACCATAAAAAGAAGTATCATCTTCATGGATCTCATGTTTAACAATCCAACCACCAAATACCTTCATTCTTGATATAAGAGCATCATTCATAGGATAGAATTTATCAGCCAATAGAGTCATGTTAATTTACCTTCTAGTATGAGTTTAAGTCTATGTTTTTTATAGCTTTCAATATAGTCTGCAAGATTGTTGGATAACTCTTCTAAAGTATCTAAGCTAAGGTTTGTTTGAGTCTCTATGTCTGTTATAATTCCAGCAATATGTCTGTCCCTATTAGAGGCTCTTATGCTAAATTGGAAGTTACTACTTAAGTCGTGTTCTTCAGGAAGAGAGATACTCAAGGTATCTTCTTTTCTCTCACAACACTTTATCAAAAGAACATGTGCAAAGGATTCCCAGTTATCATTCATGGTTCTAATACCATAAGTAACTTCATTTTTTTGCGTTCATCTCTTATAAGTATAAGCTTATTAATCATTTCATCTACTTGATCAGCTGTAAGAAGTAAAGGAACATTGGCTGTGGTATTTATTCCTAGCCTCAAACTCTTTCATCCCGTTTCTTAAAGATGCTTCTTTGAAGTGAGAAGTAAGAAGATAAACAGCAGCTTCTGGTACTTCTGTTAAAATAGGAGGCGTAGTTGATAAAGTAAGACAGTCCTTATATTCTGTAGCACATGTAGCTATTTTATTATCTTCATATATATCCATTAGGTTATTAACTCCTTCTTCTTTAAATTAAGTATAGCTTTCTTAAAAGAAGTGCTCTGTAAGTTTACTTGATAACCTTGTGAATATACTCTCCCACGTTTATCAAATTTCCAATTCAAATAGAACTGGTTCCCTTGCTTGATTAGATCTTCATAAACATGTCTAGATGAAATTACGATACGAAGAAAATTGGACATTTTCTCTGGGGTATCGAGAGGTCTCTTAGACTTCTCTTCTTCCAGAAGTACTGCCTTGTCTAGACATAAAGGGATGGCGCCAGCAATATTTAGAATATCTAATGCTTGATACTCTTCATGATGATTTCCTGAGCCAAGAATTACAGAGTCATTCTTAGTTAAGTAGCCTGAAGTATAGTTATTTGTGATGGGTTGTGGTTCACAAATCATAGGTGGCAAATACTTCTTGTCCTCAAGTTCCTGTAGCACTGACTCATCTAGTTTGTAATTTGACTCCAACATTATTGAGCCAGTCTCACTATTTTTTGCTAGTATGATGTCATACAGGTCTGTCTCACATACCACTGTAAGAAGCTCTGCAGCTGTTTTGATACCAGCATAAGCGTTTTCGAACTTCAGTACCTGAGCGAGCCTCGCTGAGGCTGCTTGGATAGGTTGTTGACCTACTGGTGGTACTGTTATGATTAGGATTTCATCAACAATATCTGAAATAAGTACATTCTTTCTGAGATGGTCTACCCTAGCTTGTTTACTGTGGTAGTAATCTTTACCGGTGATGTAATTGATTACTTGTTTTGTGGCTTGTCTCTTCAATAATTTGAAGTCCATTTGTTTAAGAGCATCAGTAATAATCTTTCTGATATTATGCCTTGAAAAGCTGTCTTCTATTTGTGCTTGAAGTATATGTGAATGTAATATAGCCATGGTTCTCTCCTGTTTATGACTGGTTAATTAGTTAGTAGTTCTTTAAGTTCTCGTTCTGCGTGGATAGTTTTTACACATGTATCTTGAGCAACAAAATAAATAGGTGATTTATCGTGTGCTAGTTTAATACAGAATTGTTCTGTTCTTCCTAATATATGAACCAATTTGAAATTATATTTTATACTTAATTCTTTATGTTTACGATTATAAACAATAGGAATTTTAATATATCCACCTCTCTTTAGTACATCTATTATTAGTAATATTTGAGCCAATGTATGTTCTTTCATTATTCTGTTTTCCCATTTTTTATGTTGAAGCATATTAAATGCCGGAGGCATTATCTGGACTCTCTTACTGTTTAAATACTTAACAAAAAGAGAGCTTTAATCCGTCTAGGATTAAAACATTAACTAAAAAATAGAGAGAGCTCACTTGAGCCCTCTCTATGTAGTCGTAGTCGGTAGTGTTGAGGATTAGAATAAACCAGCTGTTGCTTCTTCTTTTTGATCATTCCATGTATATGAAATGTCAAGTTCAACATCAGGATTCGCACGGATAAATTCAATGAATTTAACAATACGAGCTTGATGAGCAATAGCTTCAGATTTAGCAGTTGAAGGATCACGCAATTCGTTAGCTAGTGGAATACCACCTAGACGCAATTTGTTAGCGCCTTTAGCTTTAACATCAATGTTGAACCAACCCTGCGTATCAGGAAGGGCTACTGCAGTTACATTTGATTTCTTCGCGGCTTTATTTTGAACACTCATAAGAGGTTCCTTTCTTCAGTTAAGATTAAAGTTATTTGACAAAATTGTCTTAGCCTATGCGCGGTGCGCATAGCCAATCCTAACCACCCACACTACCGGTGAAGTATTAGTGCTGTCTTATGTGTTAAGAGGTGTGTTAAAAATGAAGGGGAACCCGAAGGTTCCCCGAATGTGCTCTTTAGAGCTTACAATAATTTAAGCATGATCATTCTCCCCTTATTATCCTGACACCATTATGATTTTGATATCAGATGCTTTGGCTCTACGCACCATGTCTGCAGTGCCACGTCCACCGTCAAAGGCTACCAATACATTTGGGTTGCCTTCATCAATCATTCGCTGATTACGTTGGAAGCCTGCAATCACATTGTACCTGCCATAAGCACCATGTTTGATTACAGCACCCTCTACTTCAATGTTCTTCCAATCAGCAGGGTATTCTTCAATCTCAAGACCACGCTCTTCAGCCCACTGATGACCGAGTATATCAGCACCAGATGCCATACCAGTAATGAGCGTAGTAATGAAATGAGTCTTCATTATTGAATCAAGGACAGCATACAAGTTAGTTACGTTGTTGTATGTACGTCCACCAGTTATTAATAATTTAGTCATGTCATTTCTCCTTTAAAATGGCCAGATGTTATACGCATCGCCAATGTTATAAATAATATACAAGTTCGTAACAGCTACAAATGCCACTGCTATCGAATAGATAAATGAAATCATTTTCATATTTTAACTCCTTTAGATGTAAGTTTAGGTTTTAAATCACGATAACATTTGTGAATGATCTGACGAACACGTTCACGAGTTACGTTATGTTTTGCACCAATGTCTTCTAAGGTATAATTGTTATGGAGCATTTCAAGCATGTCTTGAGCTCTTTCAGGAAGAGTCTTAATAGCATCATCAATGATAGCAGATCTCTGATCATTTATCACTTTTTGTTCTAGATCACTTTCACCGTTTTCAATGCTTACAAGCTCTTCTATGTTGACCTCCAGCTCTGCCATTTTCTTGTCTTTAGGTATAGTAAGCAGCCTTCTTGGAAATAGCTGTACAGGCATTACATTTAATGCTTCGCATATTGCTATTACTGATGGTTTGTAATCACCGTCAACCTTATAAGGAGAGGTCTTTAGAGCACATATTGCTCCAACAGTTGTTGGGTTAACATTAGAAGCTCTAGCAAGGTCTGCTTGATTCATTCCTTTGCTTTTAAGAATACGCATAATATGTGCATTCTTGACTTTTATCTGTAATAGATAATCTTTTTCAGTATTACTCATATCATTTGTCCCATAGTTTAGATGCTAAAGTAGCACCTGTTATTATTAAGCTGACTATCAAGACAGCGCCCATTCCTGTAGCCACTACAAATGTAATGACTGCAGGATCATTTATTAAATAGTCCATAGTTAGTCTCCTGTTAATTAAGGTTAAGTTATTAGTTTACGTAATGTAGGCAGCATTATTACTGCCCACATATATATCTATTACTATTACTCATAACCAATGCAGTACTGCATCTCATTATGAGTCATCTCAATACAACCAAAATCATGATCATCTTGAGCTCTTTTAGTTGGAGCAGTAAAACCCCATTTAGCACGAGGAACTCTATAACCCATGCCTTCACTCTTAGTATCAAGAGCAATACACGCAGCATAAGCCTCTTTATGATGCTCATACCAATCAGCATTAAAACTGACTTTACGAAGCTCACTTTTAGCAAAGTCCAAGATAGCAGTTCTTGTTTTACAAGCGCTCTTCCATACGACTTTATTAGTTACAAGACTCACAATTGAGTTCTTAGGAGTAACTAAATACAGCGTATAGTCATGACAAACCATTACAGCTTTATGACTAGTAGGAGTCACTTTACTGACTCTCACGCGCTTATTACTATTACTACCTTCTAAGGTAGGATTAATAATCTGCACGAGGTCTATCGTAGGCATGTCTACTACTAAATAAACAGCACCTAAATACTTAACGAATGAGCCTATAAGATTACCGGCCATGACACTTCTCCTCTATTGATATGTGCTAGGTTAATCCCAACACTTCATGTCCTGTGCGCTGTGCGCACCTCACCTCTCAGGGAGCTCCATACAGGGCCCCTATGTGTGTACATGCTCATACTCTAGCGCCGCAGGCAGTATCACGCACTGTGCACCACTACAGGAGCTTCCTACAAGGTGCTATCTTACAGGTGTGTTAGGGTGTGTTAAGGTTGTGTTAAAAAATAAACCCCCTATATCTGTTAGGATATAGGGAGCGTATGGTATCAGTCTTTAGTGATCTCGGCTTGTGCCTCGATGTTGTCGTTGTCCATATCTTTAAGAAATGAATCAACGGTCTTCTTACATCCAGTCTCATAGCCACGAGCTAAGTGATCAGTACCACCTACCACGTGCTTAGTGATAGATAGTAGTGATTGCGTGTCAGCAACGGTGAGGTTGATGGCAGCTGTACCAAGCAGGCCTAGACCAACACATGCAGCGTTGATAAGGGTGATTGGGCCAGTAATTGCAGGTAAAGTTGTAGTGGTCATAAGAGATCTCCTTTGTTAAATGACAGGCATGAAGCCCATACTGATGCGTGGTACGCATGTGTGTGAATGAGTGATTCGAGTCGGGGGGGTTGTTTTGGGATCCCCCTTCTCTACTACTGTTCTGAACTCGTCTGTATTTTATAAATTTATGAAAAAACCTGCTCTTAATAAAAAATAATATAATTTAAGTATTGATCCAATTTAAATAAGAGCTATAGTGATTAGGCTTTAATTAGTCATTTGAGCAATCCTATATTATGTTATGTTATGTGATTAAGATCCCTCGGTAGTGTGATTCCTACCGGGGGTTTTTTATGTGTGTAAAATACATAGACTATCTTACCAATTAACTAGGGAGTTATAATTAGTATTTTAGGGCCTGTGTCGAATTACTAATGTGCTTTGCTCGCTTGCGCTCGCTGCACGTCGTAATTCTCCTCGGCCGGTAGTGTGAGGGGGAATAATGTATGTAGGTGCAGTGCAATTGAGGCGAGCGGAGCGGAGCCGATTGCAGTACGGGGTCACTTATATATATTATGAGCCCGGGAGCTGTGAAAATAATATTTTATAATATTATTGTTTTGGGAGTGGTTGGTGGGAGTTTGGCGGGGCCTTCATCGAAGATGGCGAAGTGGACTGTGATTCCTGTTTCATCTTGGTTTATTGTAACTCCGAAGGGCATGTCTTTAGTAATGGTCTCTATTAGCTTACGGAGCTGAGTGGCATTCATCTGTGTTTGTGTTCTGGTTTGGTTTGGATTTATAGCCATGGTAAGAGGTTCTTTTATAGTTATTGGTTTGATGAAGCGCCCCCCGGATATATCCTTTGCGCTGAGGAATATACCGAAGGGGTTCCAGACATCTTATGGTGAGGTCAGGAGCCAGTATATAACAAATAATATGGGTTTGTCAAAAGGGTTGGATTTAGGGGGAGATTTTAGTGGCCAGATTTTTGCTCTTAGTTGTCTTATATTACTTAGTCTTATATAGGGTATCATATATGAGAGGCATACAGGGTGTCATATATGATAGGTCTCATAACCTCCCGCTGGTGATAGGTCACTTTGATTGAAGAAAGTTGAAATGAGGGGTTGATTTGTTGAAATAGTTGATGTAGAGTAGTGAAATAGTTAGGAAATCGAACTATCAGTGCAGTACAATAACAGAAAGTTATTGAATCTCGTTTAACAGAAAAGTTAATTAAAATAGGATTACTAAGATGATTAGAAAATATAAGGCGATTATGCCGCCTGTAACAGCAGTGCAGTGGACAGGGGAAAATAAGAGAGAAGTGTATAGCTTTTTGGGTTCTGAAAAAATAGAGGGACAAGCCATTAAAAGTAAGAGTAAGTATTTTTATATTCAGTATGGTGATGTGACAGATAGCTTAATGCTAGTGAACCAACATCCAAACAGTAATGATTCAAGAGTATCGGTAGGAAATATGATAGTGAAGATGGGTACCGGCCTATACGACCACTTCTCTAAAGATTACTTTGAAACAATATATGAGGAAACATTAGATGACTGAACATGAAGCCGTAAGTAGAATATATCAGCAGAAGGTTGATCATATTGAATCAGAGGGTGCAACACTCTCAAAAAGAAAAATCAAAATTGTGGTGGAGTTTCTAAACTCCCAAGGATTTGCGGATCTAGCAAAGGAGTTAGATACATAATGCCTCTACTAGCAAAATATATGATAATTGTATCAGCAGCACAAATGACCTATAAACTTTATACCATGGTTCGTAAAGATTATGAACAAAGGCAGCGAGTTAAACAATTCAAAGCAATAGAGGATAACTACGATGGGTCAGAATAATTTCGACAGAACAGTGATATTACAGGAAGCGCGTACTTATTTAGGGACGATCGACAAGCATATTCTTGAAGGCTTTGATAATTTATATGTGGCTTGGATGAATAGTAGAAGTGATGCGGGATATCACAGTATGATTAATTTAGCAGGGGCTTACGGCTATACCCATTATAACACATTAGGTGGTAAATATGATGTCAGCGACGATACAAATAAAAAGGATGGATACAGTGATCATACGCCACAATTTACCGACTAGTAAATTCACTAAGCTTGATAGAAGAGTATTCGCCAATAAAGATATCAGTGACGGCGCTGTGAGATTGTATGGCTACTTGTGCGGATTAAGAAATGGTGCTAACTTCAGTGATACGTATATCAAGAAAGCACTTAACCTAAGTCAAGCAGTGCTATACCGGCGTAAGAAAGAACTTAAAAATTTGGATCTACTCCTAATTGACCAAGTAAGCCCAAGAGTTTATATTGCTTATATTGGTTTCAGTAGTTTCGGAGCAACGCAGGTAAAGCATATGTGGAAGGATGAAGAGGATTTGCCTGATGAATGTCTTTGATGAAGACTTCGATCCATATAAAACAGAATTAGAGCATACGAAGAGAGAGCTTCGTAGGCTAATAGATCCCCCAAAACCTACAACTACAAAGTATGTATTCAAGTTAAAAGAGTACCAAAGGAAGGTGTTACACGAAATGGATGAAGCATCCTTTTTCTCTGCAGGTCGTGGAGGTGGTAAGAGCAGACTAATGAATATGACTAGTCTAAAAACTAAATTAAAACCATAAGGAACTAAGATGACTAAAAAACTCACAGATGAAGAAAAGAAAATGAAGAAAGAAACTAAAGCCGAAGAGAAAGTGGTTTTAGGAAAGTATCAAGGCGATGATGGTAATGGTAATGACTTCTTAACTAAAGAGGATAGTGATGAGCATGTTGCTAGAGAAAAAACGAACAAAACGAAAATAAAAACAAAAGCAGCAAAGCCTCGTAATTATGAATCTACGCCTAAATCAACACACGATATGAAGGTAGAGGCTACTCTTAAGGCCCGTGCCCTCAAGAATGAACAGATTAAAATGTCTATGGGTAACGCAGCTAAATAATAAGATAACCATAATACCCCAATTTAAAAGCTCTTGTTTAATTACAGGGGCTTTTTTATTGTTGATCTCATGGGAAAACTAATCTATCCTTTCGAATACACAAATAATTTCGAGGACTCGATATGGCCAATGGCGTTTTTACAGTAGCTAAAGAAGCATTTATGAATGGTGATTTAGATATGAATACAAATACAATCAGAGCACGGTTGGTTAAGAGTACTTATACTCAAGATCTGGCTGATACTTCCATGACTCCAATCACGAAGATTACGGGTACAACAGATCAGACACTAGGTTCCCCTACTATTGCTGATGGCGTGTTTGATGCAGCTGATCCAACATGGACAGCAGTAGCAGGTGGTGAAACAATTACAGCATGTGTTGTATTTAAGTTCGTGACAGATGACGCAGGATCAACCCCTATTGTATGGATTGAGCTTTCAGATACAGCCACCAACGGTTCTGATATTACAGTTAACATGGATTCAGGCGCTAATAAGATTTTCGCATTCACTTAATCTTCTCTAACGCATGGGAGAAGATGAATGTGCAAAGTTCTTTTATTGAAACACAATAAAGATGTAGATAGAGAATCAGGTGATATCATTGCGGTGTTACCTGATACTCACCAATGGGGTATGCGTGAAAATAAAGAAGTATGGCTTAAAGCAGGAAAACCTGAGAAGGATTATCCTGATCATTTCCGTATTCTAGAATTTCCTGGATTATCAGAAGCAGACTTTAAAGCTAAAATGATAGCAGCAACTGGTGTGCCTCTTAAGAACAAGCACATGATTGATGTTACTAAATTAGATAAGAAATACAAAGATAAGGTTGATGCTGGTGAAGATGTAATCAGTATCGCTGATCTTGATAATGATATACTTAAAAAAAGTAATATAGCTAAAATCAAAGCCTCTGGTGAAGAGAAGTCCAAGATAGAGCATCAAAAGACTAAAAGATGGACTGACAAAGTGTCTGTCATTAAAGAAGTTAAAGGCTTCTCGGATGCTGAGATAGAAAAGACATATAAATATAAGAAACTAGTTTAATGACAGATATCGTATTCACAATAGGAACAGGCAAAGACTATAGCACTGTCTCTGCTTGTGCGAGTAATGAAGCCACTGACCTTCCAAGCGATGGCGACACACACACGTATAAATGTGATGCTGGAACTTATACCGACAATACAGCTTTCTCTGGCTATACAGCAGACGCAACAAACTATTTAAGAATTACTTGCGCTGATGGTGATGAACATCTTGGTCAGCTTTCTGGTGGTGTTATCTGGGATCAAGGCGGCGGCTCAACAGGTGTATGGCGACCCTTATCAGGCACTAGAATAACCTTTGACAATATTCATTTTGAAGACAGCGTTTTCCCACATGACAATAATGGTGGTTCTATATTTGATTGTTATAATATCATTGTAACCAACAGTGGTGGTGACGGCATTCCACCTTCTGAACTTCAGGGTGATGTTTATCATATCATGTCGATCAATGCGGGTGATGATGGGATGTTCCTAAATGGGGTAGATAGCGCGTGGGGATGTGCTTCTATCGGTGCGGGAAATCGCGGAATATACGGCGGTGCTTTAACAGATTGTTACTCAGTTGACAGCTCTGGCGATGATTTTAGTAATCCATCAAGTCAAACTAAATGTTTTGCATCCGATACAACGGGGACAAACGATAACGCCACATTGTATGATGATGCGACAAAAGGCTCTGCTTCAAGTGGTGATATAATCGTTACTGAAAGCGCATTGGCAACCTTTGATGGAACTTTGATTGATCACGCTAATAATGGTATTTTTGAAAGCGGAACAAACGCAGGAAAACCAACAAATGACATCGCGGGTGTTGCTAGGCCAAATCCTCCATCTGTTGGCCCTTTTGAAGGTGGTAGTGTTGTATTAACTCGTGAGCAAGATAGCTTCCGAATATATACTGATGGTACTGAATCTGGCTCAGTTGCTGAAGAAGCACAGAATACAGATGCAACTATAGTTCCGGAGACTCCTTTTCAAATAAGAATAGGGATGCAAACTGTAGGTGATGCACCGGCTGAAGCTGCTAAACTCCAGTACCGTAAAGTTGGTGAGTCAGTTTGGAGGGATGTTGATTAATGGCCATTCTAGGTAGATGGACAGCAGGAACAACCACGCTAGACCCGACTACAAGTTGGGCCGCTCCCGCTAGTCTATTCACTACTCAAGCCAGAAACGATAGCTCCACATATACGTACACTGCCGCTACTTCCTTGATAGCTTTGCCGACACCTGTTGTTGCGGATGGTTACTTATTAAGAGCATCATTTGAGTACGAAGATACCAGTAATGGTCGTCTTAACCCTGTTGGTCGATTTATTCAAGCAAGTGGTACTGGCAACTTTGTTAGTCAAACCGTATCTGGATATAACCGTGACACCTCAGAAGACAGATCGTATGTCCAAGTAACGGCTGTTGTTGATAGCCCGTCAGATGGTGCAACATTCCAGTTCCAATGGAAGCGTGATAGTGATGCTCCTACAGGCGGTACGGTTGATAGTGTTATTGAAATCATACCGCTGTATTACTCCAATATTGGTATGTACAGCACTTCCACGAATACAAGCTTTGCTACGATCACGAAAACGCAAGTGCCTGTTACTTCGGTGTATCAATCTGATACTGCGGCGATTGAGGTTTCCGGTGGTGTTGTAACGATCAAAAGCGACAATAAGAAATACCTGATTATTGGCGGTGTTTATGGTGAGGGTTATGCCGATGGTTCTCGTACTCAAAGGCTGATGGGTCTTGAATACGATGGTGTGTTTGATCATTCAACAAAAGGCTACATGTATTGCCGTAATTCTGCGAACGCGATGAACGGTGCGCTATGTTGGGATATTAAAGAACGTGTTACAACGGACATTGCTATTGAGCTACAAGCTTGGTGTGCTGATAGTCAAACGTATGCTTCTGATAATGGTGCTTCTGATAACTTGGGACAAGCTCCTACTCTGTCCGCGCATAGTTTAGTTGTTATCGAACTTAATGACGATGCCGAAGCGTTTAAGACTTACGATAGTACAGGGCTTCAAAATGCCGCTTCATTGACTGATTTGAATGTGGTTCGTGATACTTCATTTGCTGATGCTGCTTCATTCGTAAAATCAAGCAATACGGGTATGAATTGCGAAGTCTCTATGGATGGCTTCTTCGGTGGTACGGTTTATAATGCCCGTTACTCTACAACAGGTTTAAGAGAGACAGTAAAAACCCACATCACTGTTGATGGTGTTGAAGATGTAACAACGAAAGATGGTAGTTATTCTCGTGGTTTGCAATCCACAACATCTACGTATGCGGGTGGTAGTAATCCCGGTGGTTTCATTGCGATAACAGCCGACGAAGATGTTGGTATAAGTCACCAACGTATTACAGGTGGTGAAGCAGGAACGGGGCGAACAGGTGCAGGCGCTGTTGGCCTTTGGGGTCTTAACCTTGATACTCTTGAAGATGCTGGTGGTGGTGGCCCACAAACCCTAAATGCTACTGGTTTCGCTGTTCCCCTGCTTTTTGGTACTGCTACTATTACAGTTGCCACAGATGTAGAAATGGTACTTGGTTCAGCAACACCCGGAGGAACTACTTCTAGGCTTACTGGATTAACAGGGACATTTAGTGGTGGACGTATTGAAGAGACTGCTGCACAAAACCCTTCAACAACTACAGTTGATGTTGCTTCAGACGGACATCGTGAGGATGTTTGGTCAATCCAGTTTACAGGTAATGCTGAAGCTGGAGCAGATTATGAATTCCGTGCCCTGTACGGAGCTGATCTTGTCCCAGACACTGTAACAAATACCCCTACTGTTACTAATGCAGCTGCAACAGATCAAGATTTAAGCTCCACCTCCTTAGCTATATCAATAGCGGTAGGAACAGCTACTTTATCTGTAGGATCGGTTAGTTTAGCTGCTTCAAGTATATCAATACCTATAGTGATTGGGTCTGGTACTCTAACAGAAGGAGCAGTGTCCCTTGCCTCTTCTTCTGCTGCCATTCCTATTGCTATTGGAGATGCGTCACTAAGTACAGGAGTCCTTGCCCTTAGCTCCTCATCTGTGATCTCGCCCATTGCAGTTGGTGACGCATCGCTAACACTCGGAGCTGTCAACCTAAGCGCAACATCACTGGAAATTCCTATAGTGATGGGAGACGCCTCTGCAGTATATGGCGCTTTATCTATATCAGCCACAAGTATAGATATAAATATAAGCATAGGAGATGGCGGCTTAACAGTAAGTGGTGGAGTTGAGTTAACAACATCAAGCCTATTAATTCCTATTACCGTTGGTACTGGTAATATATATGCGGCGCCACAGAATTTATCCAGTAGTTCAGTATTAATTCCTATTTCTATAGGAACTGCTGATTACACCCTAGGAACGACTTCATTATCTTCCAGTAGCTTAACAATTCCAATAGCAATGGGTGATGGGAGCATTACAGTTGGTGGAGTGAACCTTTCAGGTTCCTCTGAAACAATTCCTATTGTTGTTGGTGATGGTTCTATAGATTTGGGAACCACAATATTAAATACATCTAGTGTAGAAATACCTATTGCAGTTGGCGGTGCAGCTATTGCGGCCGGAGATGGTGTATTAAATGCTTTCTCTGTAACCCAAGTAATTACTGTTGGTGATGCGACCCTTGTTCAGGGTGATAACACACTCTCAGCAACCTCTGTAACCATGGATATAAATATTGGAGATGCTACTCTATCCAGCTCACTTACGTTATCAGCGACAAGTGTAGAGATTCCTATAGTATTTGGTTCAGCTGCTTTAGATCTTGGGGATGGGAGCCTTAATGCTTCCAGTGTAACTATTGATGTTTCCATGGGTGATGCGACCATAAGCGCAACTCCTATTAGTATATCTGGAGCAACCTCTTTAGAAATTCCGATTATTCCTGGAGATGCAAATATAAACCTAGGTACACTAGGATTAGTAGCATCCTCTGCAGATATATCAGTTGAAGTAGGAAATGCCGGTATAACTGTAGGAGCTGTAACGCTGAGTGCAGCCTCTGCAGAGATCGTTATTGATTATGGTACTGCAACTCTTGATGCAGACAATGTTATAAGCGCTAGCAGCGTTGAAATGGCGATAGAAATAGGGAATGCAACCCTATCTACAAGTACAGTGTTCCTCGCAGCCACCAGCTTAGAGATAGATGTTGATATTGGTGATGCAGCTATAGTATTCCCACCTGTATTCTTATCTGTAGATGGTTTGAATATCCCAATTGTTGTTGGTAATGCTTCATTAACGCAGTCATTCCAAAATATAGATGCAACAGGTTTAGAAATAGACATTGTTGTAGGTAATGCAGACCTCACAATAGGTACAGCAATCCTTTCTGCGAGTAGTGTAGAGATTCCTATAGAGATTGGATCAATAACACTATCCGGAGCCCTTAATGTATCTGCCTCAAGTGTAGTAATTCCGATAGTTGTTGGTGATGCTGACATAGATTACCACACCTTCTTAGCAGCTACCGGTATTGAAATTCCTATTGTAGTCAGGGGCGGAAGACTCTTATCAGAATTAGCCGCTTCAGAAGACAGAGGTATTGAAATTGAAGCGATCGACAGGACTATAGAGATTGAATTAATGGATAGGACGATTGAAATTGAGTCCTTGGATAGAACAATAGAGTATGATATTCAGGATAGGTGTATTGAAATACAATTACTGGATAGAACAATCAATATAGGAAAGTAATATGAAGAAAACATGGAAGACTACGTTAGATCATGAGGGTGATCATACCTATAAAATAGATTTCAGTAAAGAAATGACGAATTTAGGACACACCCTACAATCAGTAGCGTTAACATTAAGCACAGCAGCAACTGCTGCAGGGCTTGTGGTCTCTTCAGAAAATATTGTAGGTGATGTCTATTACTGTAAATTCAGTATTCCGAATGTGTCTAATCAAGACTTTAGTTCAAAAGGACAGACCTTAGATATGGAAGTGATTTACACCTCTAGTGGGGGTGAGGTAGATGCATTTACTGCATCAATCCATATTAAAGATAAATAATTAATTGATTTTAACTATATAAAGCCTATATACTAAATTCTTTTAAAGGAATGGTATGTCTACATTATTATCTGAAGAGCAGTTTATTAAGGTGCTCCCCCCTAAGATGAGAAAGTCTGTTAACCCGGGTTTAATGAAAGCCATTAACGGAGTTATTAGTGATCCAACTATAAGGGATTCTTTCAGAGAAAACTTATTAAGCTATACGAGTGTTATGGCTGACGGTAAGTTTAAAATGCCACAGTATTTAGAAGCCGTGCATTATGTCAGTTATAAATTATTTGGTTCAAGCAATATAGAGGCTTACTGTAAAACCTTTCCAGACAGATATCAAAGATTCTTAGATAACGGTGTAACTGATAAAGCTATATCCAGTTATGTTAACGCTTATAATAATGGTAAGCTTGTTAATCTTATTATGGAACAGACCATGGTTCCTACTTATATTCTTAATGCGGATATATACCAAAAAGCTATTAATACCCAAGCAGAATTAATGACCACAGCTAATTCAGAGAAAGTTAGATCTGATGCGGCAAACAGCTTGCTTACTCATTTGAAGGCACCAGAGAATACTAAGGTAGAACTGGATGTCACAATCAAAGAAGACAAGTCAATTACTGATTTGCGTAAGACCACAATGGAATTAGTGGCCAAGCAGAGAGAGCTCATTAAAAATGGGGATATGAACGCTAAAGAAATAGCTCATTCTAAGCTATTGGTTCAAAATGATGCTGGAGAGTACGAGGAGAGCATGATTGACGTATCCCCTTAGTATTGAAACAGATCGTGATGATGATCATGTAAAAACTGTTGAAGAGCATGTTAATAGTATTGCTTATGGAACAGACGGAAACTATATCCCTAGCGACTTTGCACTAGAGTTTATCACATTTATTAAATTAGTGAATGGTGAGGCCGGGGAAGAGAACTTAACACCTGTATTACATTATAGAATGTTGGATCAAGTAAGAGGCAAGAGGAAGAACATCGTAAATATGTTGTTTCGTGGCGCCGCTAAGACTACTTTGTTGGGCGAATATCTGTTTTTATACTTGGGAGTTTATGGTTCTCTTCCCGACTTTGGTAAGATAGAGCTTGCTCTCTACGTATCTGACAGCATCGAAAACGGTGTTAAGAATATGCGTAAAAACTTAGAGTATCGCTGGGAGAATAGTGACTTCCTAAAAGAATATATACCACATACAAGGTTTACTGATGTCAGATGGGAATTTAAAAACAAAGCGGGCAATATATTTGTTGTCAAAGGATATGGAGCGAAAACTGGTGTACGGGGAAGTAAAGAAATGGGTGTTCGCCCTGTGCTTGCTGTCTTGGATGACTTGGTTTCTGATGAAGACGCTAGATCGCCTACAGTTATTGCCTCTATAGAAGATACAGTCTACAAAGCTATCGACTATGCGATGCATCCTACCAAATCCAAAGTGATATGGTCAGGTACCCCCTTCAACTCAAAAGATCCACTATACAAAGCGGTTGAGTCTGGTGCTTGGCACGTTAATGTGTACCCAGTGTGTGAGAACTTTCCTTGTTCTGAAGAAGACTTCAGAGGTGCGTGGGAAGATCGCTTCACATATGAGTATGTTAAAGAGAAATATGATAAAGCTTTCAAGGCAGGTAAGATTGATACATTCAATCAGGAGCTTATGCTTCGAATTATGTCTGATGAAGATAGATTAGTCCAAGATACAGACATATCATGGTATTTACGTAAGACTGTTCTTGAAAATAAGAGCAGATTCAACTTTTACATCACCACTGACTTTGCTACGAGTGAGAAAACCTCTGCAGACTTTAGTGTGATATCAGTATGGGCTTATAATAATGTTGGTTCATGGCTCTGGGTGGATGGAATCTGCGCAAAGCAGCTTATGGATAAGAATGTTAATGATTTATTCAGATTGGCTCAGATCTACTCCCCTCAACAGGTAGGTGTAGAGGTATCAGGACAACAGGGGGGCTTTATTCCTTGGATCCAAAGAGAAATGATGACACGTAATCAATACTTCACGTTGGCAAGCGAGAATAACAATAATAAGCCGGGAATTAGACCTAATACTAACAAGATGGAGCGTTTTAATGTTATGCTCCCTATGTTCAAGCAAAATAAGGTCTATTTCCCTGAAGAACGTAAAACCAGTCCTGAAATGGTTGAATGTATGACTGAACTCTCCCTAGCAGCCAAGGGAGGCTTCAAGAGTAAGCATGATGACTTTATTGATACAATTGCTATGCTCGGTGTACTTAGTCCATGGAAACCTACTCAAGCAGGGGATATGCATGATAAAGATAATACGGGTTTGTGGGACATTGAAGTAGAAGAATCAAAAAACAGCTTGGGTTCTTATATAGTTTAGAGTAATAATTACTGATTAAATATTTAAGCAGAGGATTCAATCATGCTACTTTCAGAAATCTTTGACCAGCTAACGTATGGTGAATTAAAGCAACTAGATATGGGTGGTGATGATGGTGGAGCTATAGATCAGAAAGATTATCCTCAAGTTGTTGCGCATGTTAACCTAGGTTTAACAGAACTCTATAAACGATTTCCTATTAAAATGAGAACAGTAACAATTGAACAAGATGCTTCTATTGGGACTTACTTTTTAGATTCTACTTTTTCTGCGGTGGATGGAACAGCAAGCACCCTGTATCTAATAGATACTGTTGCTGATCGGTTTATAGATAATGTTTTAAAAGTAGAGAAAATCCGAGATGTAGACGGAGATCTACTGGATTTTAATGATGCTAACAGTATTACCTCCATTAATACTTATGATTATAATGCGATATCTATTCCTAACCCAGTTACCGGTACATTCATTAGTGTAGAGTACCGTGCAGATCATGATCCAATTTCACCAATTGAATTAGATCCAACAACTGTAGAAGTGAAGCTACCAAGAAGTCTACTTGCAAGCTTACTTCAGTATGTAGGCTATAGGGCGTATGCTACGACTCCACCTATTGATGGAGTTGACAGATCAGGGCAATATCTAGCTAAATTTGAGGCTGGACTCACAAAACTTGTTAACCTTGATCTTATCAACGATGTTGAGAAAGAGAATCAGAAGCTGTGGAATAATGGATGGCCGTAACCCCTAAAACCTCCAACGTCGGAGGTGTTCAAATACATGTTGATGCTGCCTATAATAATATTAAACAGGTAGCAGATAACCTAGAAGCATTACTAGCCTTAGAAAACTACTTCAGTAATATGAATGGAATTTATCTAGGGGAGTTTGCTTCTGCTCCTTCATTGAGAGGAGATACAACTGCTCTGCAGAATGGTGATCATTATTTTAATACTGATAACACCATTATGTACACTTATTTAGATTCTGCTTGGATTTATAGTCCGGTGTTTTACACACAAGCTGCTTTAAACACTGCAGTAGGAGCAGGCCCCTTTCATACTTGGGTTGCTTATGCAGATGATAACATCGGTACCGGTATATCAGAACAACCGGGAAGTAGAGAATATATAGGTTTTGCTTTAGGTAATTCAGTTGCTGCAGTTAGTATTTTAGATCCAGATATATTTAATTGGTCTAAGATCACCGGAGCTGACGGCATTGATGGTGTCGACGGCGCTGACGGTGCGCAAGGAATCCAAGGCGACGCAGGAGCCGCTGGGTTAGATGGAGCAGACGGAAGTGACGGAGCTAAAGGTGATCAGGGTGATCAAGGAATAAAAGGTGATACTGGAGACACGGGGGCTACCGGAGCCGCAGGCGGAACCGGTGCAACCGGTTCGCCGGGTATAACAGGAGATACGGGCCCTAAAGGGGATATCGGCTTAACTGGTTCTACTGGTTTAACAGGCCCTGCCGGAACTGATGGAGCTGATGGAGCAACAGGGCCTGCGGGTTCTGCAGGTGCTAAAGGTGATAAAGGTGATACTGGGTCTCAAGGAATCACTGGTGCAACAGGTCTCACAGGAGATAACGGAATTCCAGGGACTGCAGGCTTAAGCGGAATAGCTGGCCCTGCAGGAGCAACAGGTTCTAAGGGAGACAAAGGTGACACAGGGTTAACTGGGTCTACTGGTGCAGCAGGGATCGATGGAATAGACGGATCTGATGGCACAAATGGAACTAATGGAAGTACAGGAGCTACAGGAGCTACAGGTACTACTGGCCCAACTGGGGCTAAAGGAGATACCGGAAGTACTGGTGCTACTGGTGCTGGAGGTTCAACTGGAGCTCAAGGCCCTCAAGGAATTCAGGGATTAACTGGAGATACCGGAGCCCAAGGAATTAAGGGAGATAAAGGAGACACTGGTGATGCAGGAGCAGATGGTTCTGATGGAAATGTAGTTATACAAACTCCTGTAGAACCTTCAAGTATATCTGTATATCCTTTAAGCGAATCTATAAGAATTACATGGTCTGTACCTAATTACTCAGGGCACTGGTACACTAAAATATACAGAACCACATGGGATGGCATTACTCCCCCGACTTTTGATGAAGGAGACTTCCTGCAGTCAGTACAGGGAGATTACTTTGACTACGCCGTAACTCCGGATACTGATTATTATTATTGGCTTAAACATGTTAATTTAGATGGAACAGAGTCTACTGTAAGTGGGGGCAACGGAACCAAAACACTAATAGGTGTCTCAGATGATATTGATTGGGTCACTCTATCTAATTTAGATGCAGTTTTAGAAGCTAGATTAAATCAAATAGATACAACATTGATTGATGGTGAAGCAGGCTTATTAGGGGCTATGGCAGCTATAAGAGGTGAATATGATATTCTTGACGCTGCTTTTGCTGATGTTGAGGATGATTTGATAGATGCATCAACAGGGTTATATAAACAGTTCAGTGATCTAAGTGAAGCTTATACCATTACCGCAGGAGTTGTCGGAGACAACAGTGCCGGACTTGTTTTTGATGTAGGAGCTCAAGGAGCTCACTTCTTCTTTAAAACCAATGTGAATGGGCATATAGCAGGTTATGGGTTATCTAATACACTTAACGAAGAGGGTAATGCTACAGCTCAATTTGCTGTTTTAGCTGATGAGTTTATAGTAGCGCACCCAGATAATACAGAGACTGTTCCATTTTATATATCTGGAGGAGTAACATATCTTACTGAAGCCTTTGTTAAAGAGTTAACTGCTAATAAAATAATTGCAGGTACTGTAGCCGCAAGCCAAATATATATTGGATCAGATCTCTTTGAACTTAAGGGAGATGTGAACTCTGAATCTAAAGGTGCGTTAATTATTCAGAATGTGGCCAAGACTACTGAGTTAGTTAGATTGGGTTATTCTGCAGATGGGGCCAGTGTAGGTCTCTTCTTAAAAGATCATGCCGGTACAGATATTTTCACCGCAGGTACGACACTCGCAGGAGATATGTTAAACTCCGGAACGATATGGGCTGATGTATCAGGCACAACTGATGCTCCAGATGATAACGCTACAAGAGATGTTTACCAAGGTAACTATGATGCTGGAACAGCATATATTGTAGGCGACACTGTTTTAGAGTCTGGTAACATATATAGAAATATTTTAGCCTCGACAGGTAATACACCGCCTAATGGGACATACTGGACGCTATTTATTACAGGTGGATTATTTAAAGATATTAAGTTTAAAGCAAGCGCCGCTGTACCAAGCACTCCTACAGGTGCTTCTCCGGTTGACTGGACAGATCATGTACCAGCAACAGGCGGAACAGTGTTCCAGTCATTCGCCCTTAAAGATCAAAATGGTTCTGTTATCGGGGCTTGGTCAACACCTACAGTATATATTGGTAGATTTAAGGGTGCGTACAGTGGTGGTACGGATTATTTCTTAGGAGACAGTGTAACGCAAGGAGGCTCGACATATATTTGTTTAGATGAAACTACTGATGGTATCTCTGGACAAGCCCCACCAACGGGAGCAGGAAGTAATACATATTGGGATCCTTTAGCTATTAAAGGCGATCAAGGTGATGAGCCAACGACATTTAATGAAACATTAACATGGTCTTCAGGAGCAAACCTAAATCTGAGAGATCAAGCAGATATTCTTGGTTATGATGGTGTCGGTGATGCAACATTTGCAGTAACAGTATCTGCAGACATTATATCAAGTACCACTGCTAGTGCTGCTATTGATACAGGAAGCTGGCCGGGAGTTACTCTTGATCTTGATATTATCGTAAATTCCGGTGTCGTTGTAAGAGGACGAGGGGGTAACGGGGGTGCGGGTGGTAATGGAGATATTACAGGTAATGGTGGTGGAGCTGGTGGTATCGGTATCAAACTTAACGAAGATTGTAATATTTCTCTTGGTTCTACAGCTCGTGTCTCCGGTGGAGCAGGAGGAGGCGGCGGCGGAGGTGGTTATGAAGATCCTGAAGGTGCTGGTGTTGGTTATGGTGGCGGAGGAGGAGGAGGTTGGCCTCTAGGAGCTGCAGGTAATGGCCCGGGAAGTGCTACTAACGGTACAGCAGGTACTGCAACAGAAGGCGGTGCTAATGGTACTGGCTTTAATTTCGGTGGTAATGGTGGTGCAGGTGGTGACAGAATATCCACATACAGCCCTGAAGCAGGAACAAATGGTGTAACAGGAGCAGCAGGTGATCCGAACACCAATAGCGGCGGGCCGGGAGGCGCTGAAGGTGACGCTATTGATAAAAATGGGTATTCGTGTACTATATCCGGTGCAGGCTCATCAAATACATATGATGTAGTTTCAACTTAACAACTTAAGGGTACAATATGACTGATAAGAAAAAGAAGATAATTAAAAAAACTCCTGCTAAAAAAGCAGCAGTTAAGAAAACTAAACCTAAGAAAGTAGGCCTACCTAAGCCAGTGATGAAACCAAAGAACATTGGTAAAGTAGCTGGAGTTAAGAAACCGGTTAAGAAGCCAGTTACTAAACCTACAGTAAAAAAAGCCGCACCTAAACCTAAAGCGGCTGTTAAACCTAAACCAGCACCTAAGCAGGTTTATAAACCAGTAGCTCCTACAGCTACTCCTATAATCGAGGAGAAGACCGTGAAGAGTAATAAAAAAGTAATCTTTTTAGTAGCCGGACTAGCACTACTAATTGCAGTGTTCCTAGTGGTTCGCTCTACTGATGACGATGTCATTGATAACAGTTCCATTGCTGAAGGCGATCTTTAATGAAAAGCCTTCTGGTAATATGCTGTTTAGCTTTATCAGCGTGTGGAGGAGGTAATACTCCTCCTACCGATAAAGGCTTGAGTATTCCGTCTGGTAAGGCTTTCTGTGAAGATTACCCTGACCACGAATTCTGTAATTTAGAGGAATAGGATCATGAGCCGTAAAGCATTAGGCCCAATATTCAGAGAGATGAAACGCATCTTCATATGGACATCAGACAAGAAGCAGTACAAACGTATTGATGATTGGCGTGTACCTGAGCTCAGTAAAGATGGTAAGCTTAGAGATGATTGTGATGGTTTTATCACTTATGCACATAAGTTAATAAGAAAAGTTTTGCCTGATAAAGACAAAGTTAAAATGTTTCCTATATACTGTAAGACACCTGAAGGTGGACACGTAATTCTTGCTGTAGAGTGTGACGATCGACAGTATATATTTGATAACAGACAGGCTCGTATAGTAAGCTTGGACTTCTTAAAACGTAGAGAATACTCCGATTTTAGAAAACCCAAAGGCTCAATATCAGGTAAGTGGTATCCACTGGATTAGATATATCCATTTTAAATCTAATTGACGGAAGCTGTATATTTACATACACTTCCGTTATTAATGTGTACAGGAGGCTTAAATGCCTGAAACAATTCTAGAGAAAGCATCAAAAAACTTAAAGATGTTAGCAACAGTGTTTACTAGTGCAGGTATATTAATAGCGGGTAGTGTAAGCATGTGGGCTTATAACAGCTGGGCTGCAGATGATGTAGATTTAGAAGAAAGATTTAAATCCCTTTTAATTAGTCAACAAGCTTTTGATAGTGTAAGTCGTATGAGACTTAAGAGAGACATCGAAAAAGACCAGTTAGAAGATATTGAGGATGATATAAGAGATCTCAAAAGAGAGAGAAATTTAAATATAAGACAAGGAATTGCTCCGGAGCCCTCACTTGAAGACGATATTGAAGATCTTGAAGAAGAGAGAGATGAGCAAGAACGGCAGCTTGAATCAATAGAACGCGACTTAAATTACATATTGGATACACCCCCTGATGTCTGAATATTTCGAAGCAGAGCACCCTGATCTAGTAAACCATGTAGAATTTAAAAAGAGATGGCCTGATTTTATTCCATCTGAATTGGCTTGCTCATGTTGTAACAAGATTAAGATACAATATACATTTATGGATAACATTCAAAAGATTAGAGATGAGTCAGGGATTGTGATGGCTATTTCTAGCGCTTATAGATGTCCTAAGCACAATGCTTCTGTATCAGCCACTAAGAGCACCACAGGGCCTCATACAACAGGCCATTCAGTAGATATAGTAGTTTCTAGTGCTGCAGCGAGAAAGCTTACCCGTGTGGCTCTTAAAAGAGAGTATAGAATGACAGGTATAGGTATTAAGCAAAAAGGTGACTATAAGAAGAGATTCCTTCACTTTGATAACTTGCCTAAAGGAAAAAACCAACCCCGGCCGCATATGTGGTCATACTAGGAGAAGACAATGTTAGATCTATTAGCTTATCTACTTGCAGTTCTTTGGCTTGCTGAACGAGTCGGTAAATGGATTCCAGACGATGCTACTGGTGTTCTTGGATGGATTCGCAAAGCAGGTAAAACTATTTCTATGTACACAGAGAATAAGTAATGCTTGCGCCTAAAACCACAAAACAAAACAAAAGCAGAGGAACCCGCCGTGCCATACTTAAAGGTGCGGCTGGTATGCTTTGTGGAATATTCTGTATTGTTCTTGTTGGTTTGGCTAATGAAGATGTAGCGAATCGAGCAGTGTTAATGTTTGGTATTATATCTCTTATTGGAGGCTGTGCAGTAACAGTTATCATTACATATATGAGTGCAGCAGCACATGAAGACAAAGGCTCAGAAGTAGAACCTGATCCAATTCCAGAAGAGAAGTGTGAAGAAATTACAGTCAGTGTAAAAAAGCACAGCCATACATCATGGGAGGACGAATTGTAATGTTTGCTTTTCTAGCAAGTCCATTAGTAAAGTGGGTAGCCATAGCCGGAGCAGCTACAGTAGCTATTTGGTATGGCTCAGTACAGGTTAAAAGTGCCCTTATGACATGGAACCAAATGAATAAGAATATTGGTGAATACCAGCAAAAAGAAAAACAAAATACTGACGATCTTAATGCTTTACAAGGCTTGTTAACTGCAAAGAATATAGAACTATTAGATATGCAGGTAAAGTTCGTTAAGAACGAGACAGCCCTTAATGCGATAATGGAGAGATATGACGATGTTAATCAAACTTTACAAGAGCATCAGCTCAATACTCTTATGGTTCGTAAACCCGGCCTTATGGAGGGTGTCTATAATCGTGGCACTGATAAGTATTATCGGATGCGCGAAGAGTCAAGAGCCGCCCCTTACAACCATTACATTACCCCAAGAACTGAGTTGCCCAATACCATTAGAATTGATCCCCCCGAAACCAGAGCAATTGGCACCGGTGGAGTGGACGATCCTAGTAGTAACTGATCAGGAAACAGGAGAAGTAAAAGGATATGCTGCTTTAGACGAAGCTAATTATAGGAATTGGGTCTTCAATAATGTAGCAGCGAGTAAATGGGAAGACTTAGCATCCTCTCAATTGATACAGTACTTAGATGAAAAACAAACAATTTATAAAATTCCCGGATCAGAACAATAAGGAAATGCAATGAGTACAGATAAACCAGAGCACATGGCGGATAGCTCCAAGTATATGTTTGGTCTTTTAATAACTTGCCTGATTGGGATGGTAAGTTATGTATGGGTAAGCCGAGACAGTGATGTAAACATACTTGCTGAAAAAGTAGGTGAACTGGCTGTATCTACCGGAGCATTGAATGCTAACTTTGCTATTATGCTTGATACAAACAGAATGAACAATAAACAGCTAACTGCAGCGATTATAGACCTAAGAACAACTGTTGCTGATCAAGCTCCTGCTTCTATAATCTCAATAAATAACAAAGAAGCTGTTGAAAAAATACAAGATACTATGTGGTCAAGTGCTGATCATGAAGCCTACGCAGCCAGAACAGATGTACGCAAAGATCAGTTAGAAGAGACAACAAACAGAATTAAGTTTGAGATAGAGAAAATAAAAAATTATCTCAAACTAGTTCACGATGAGAACCCACCACAATTTGAAGATTAATATAAAGGTGTTACATGGATATTCTAGAAAAAGCCGAAGATGTGGGTAAAGAGGGGTTCTCTGGAGATGAGAGCAAAGCCCTTACAGATTGGGCTAATGAGCCTACTGTAGCCGATCTTAAGATGGATCTTACCGATGCTAAGAGTGATGTAGATGATCACATCAGCAAAGTAGATACATGGCTTGAGAATCTGAACATAACCGGTCAGGCTGTTGTAAATAACGGTAAGACCCGGTCAAGTATTGTTCCTAAGCTTATCCGTAAACAAGCTGAGTGGAGATATGCTTCTCTATCTGAACCTTTTCTAAGTACAGCAGATGTATTCAATGTAGATCCAGTAACGTATGAAGATAAACAAGCCGCCTATCAAAATGCCCTTATTCTTAATAACCAGTTTAATACTAAAATAGATAAAGTACGTTTTATTGATGAATATATCCGTACAGCAGTGGATGAAGGTACTGTTATCGTCAGGACTGGATGGGAATTTGAAGAAGGTGAAGTAGAAGAAGAAGTTGCTGATTGGGATTACGAAGTAACAGAAGATCCTAAGCAAGCTCAAGAAGTAATGCAGCAAGTACAACAGTTCCAGGAGAATCCTCAAATGCTTGAGGAACTCCCAGAAGAAATGAAAAGAGCTGTAGAACTAACCCAAGAAAACGGGATGCCTATTGTTCCTGTTCAAGTTGGTTCGCATATGGAAACACGTAATAGGACTATTAAGAACCATCCAACTGTTGAAATATGTAATTACAAGAATATCGTTATTGATCCTACCTGTATGGGGGATCTAGATAAAGCAAGCTTTATGTCATATAGCTTCGAAAGTTCTAAAGCAGAGCTTAAGAGGGATGGCAAATATTCGAATCTAGATAAGATAGTAGTTGATGCTAATTCAGTATTAGCAACACCAGACCACCAAACCAATGATGAAAGTAATTTTGCTTTCCGGGATGAGCCTAGAAAGAAAGTAGTAGTCTATGAATATTGGGGTTATTGGGATATCGACGGAGAAGGTGTAGTAGTTCCTGTTGTTGCTGCATGGATCGGTGACACTATGATTCGATTGGATAAGAATCCATTTCCAGATAAGAAGATTCCATTTGTAACTGCTCAGTACCTACCGGTACGTAGATCTATCTATGGTGAACCAGATGGTGAGCTTTTAGAAGACAACCAGAAGATTGTAGGTGCCGTTACTCGTGGTATGATCGATATCATGGGTAGAAGCGCCAATGGCCAACAGGGAGTGCGTAAAGACGCTCTGGACGTTACAAACAAGCGTAAGTTTGATAACGGCGATGATTACGAGTTTAATAGCGGTATGAACGCTAAAGACGCTTTTTATATGCATACATATCCTGAGATTCCTCAATCAGCTCAGTTTATGCTGGGAATGCAGAACAACGAAGCTGAAAGCCTTACCGGTGTCAAAGCTTTCTCAGGGCCTTCAGGCCTAACAGGACAAGCCCTAGGAGATAGTGTAGGTGGTATTAAATCAGCTATGGATGCTGCTTCTAAAAGAGAGCTTGGAATTCTAAGAAGGCTTTCTGCAGGTATCAACGAAATAGGTCGTAAGATCATTGCTATGAATGGTGCATGGCTCGAAGAAGATGAAGTAGTTCGTATTACGAATGAAGAGTTTGTACCAATCAGTAAAGATGATCTAGAAGGTAACTTTGATTTAAGACTGTCCATAAGTACTCCTGAAGCAGATGAAGCTAAAGCTAAAGAATTAGCATTTATGCTTCAAACCACAGGACAAACTATGGGCCCAGAATTTAGTCAGATTATATTATCTGATATAGCCAAATTACGTAAGATGCCTGAATTAGCTGCTAAGATTAAGGATTTTGCTCCACAACCTAATCCTATCGAGCAGAAGAAAGCAGAACTAGAAGTAGCTCTGTTAGAGGCTCAAATCGAAACTGAAAAATCCAAAGCTAGAGAGAACAATGCTGAAGCTGGGCTTGATGAAGCCAAGACAAGTAATATCAATAGTGATACGGATCTAAAAGATCTAGACTTCCTTGAACAGGAGTCAGGAACCAAGCAGGAGAGAGACCTGCAGAAGCAAGACCGAGGAGCTCAAGCAAATATGGACAGTAAACTAGTAGATCACGAACTAAATAAAGATATTAAACGTGAAGAAGCTAAGTTTGCCGGAAATACTTCGAGTAATTCTCAGTAACTTTTAATCTATCTCTATCCCACAGGGAAGAGGACACAAAGGAATAACTATGTCTAATGATCTACAACAAGTCGAAATCTCTATCAAACAAGCTAGAGACATGATTAAGAAAGCCAAACTCCTAGAACGTCTTTATAAGAACCCTCAGTTTAAAGAGCTTATCGTAGAAGGCTATTTAAAAGACGAAGCGGTACGACTTGTACTACTAAAGTCTGATCCACAAATGGAATCAGAGGAACGCCAGAAGCAGGTTGATATTGGTATTGAAGGTATTGGTTCATTCTACCAACATCTAAACACTATTAGAATGCTAGGTAATAGGGCAAAACAAGATTTAGATGCACATGAAAACACTCGTGATGAGCTCCACGCTGAGGAAATCAACTAATGTCAGATGTGCATGAAAAGGAAGAGGTCGAAGAAGAAACTTTTCTAGACCTATCGGATGAAGAAATTTTAAACATGGCTCCTCCAAAAGAGGAGCCTACACCCGAACCTGAAGCAAAAGCTGAAGAAGAACGGGGATCTGAAGAGAAGAAAGAAGAGGAAGAACAGCCGGAGCCTGAGCTCGAAGCTGAACAAAAAGAGGAAGAAGACGAAGGTGAGGAAGAAGAAAAAACCTCACCACTGGGTGCTTCTGATGATGATGCTGGAGACCCCCCTCCTGCAGAAGAAGAACCTAAACGTGAAAAACTTACTTTAGAGAAACCGGAAGCGGATAAAGAAAAAGAAGCTAAACCGGACGATAAAGAAGCTGAAGTTGCTATAGATTATGAAGCTGAATATAAGAAAATCATGGCTCCGTTTAAAGCTAACGGTAAAATGATGTCTCTTAATAAAGCTGAAGAAGCGGTGTCCTTAATGTCTATGGGCGCTAACTATAACTTAAAGATGCAGGCTATTAAACCACACCTTAAAGTTATTAAAATGCTTGACAATAATAACTTACTTGACGAAAGTAAGATAAGTTATGTAATTGATTTGGTTAAACACAATCCAGATGCTATTACAAAGCTGCTCAAGGATAGTGGTATAGACCCACTCAATGTTGATGTAGAAGAAGATTCTAAATATAAGACTACTGCCGCTTACACTGTTACTGATAAAGAAGTAGAACTTGATTCTGTCCTAGATGACATACAGCATACCGAAAGCTATCAAGAAACAATCGACATCATTAGCAATAAATGGGATGAGCCTAGTAAAAGAATCATTATAGATAACCCCAATGTTATAACTTCAATAAATGAGCAAGTAGGCAGCGGTGTCTATTCTCAAATTAAAGATGTAATGGAGAGGGAACGAGTCTTAGGCAACTTAAAAGGCCTTTCTGACATCGAAGCATATCAACAAGTTGGTATATATATGCAGGAGAACCACTTATTCAAAGAAGATGAACAAAGTCCTCCACCTCCACAAAAGAATGCAGATACTCCCCCAGCCAAAAAAGATAAGCCAATCGATCCAGAGCTCAAAAAGAATAAACTAGCCGCAGGTGGCACTAAAAATGCTCCGTCTAAAGCTCCTAAAAAAGAATATGATATTCTTAATATGAGCGACGAGGAGATTGAGAAGTTATCTGCAAATGATTTTAATTAACTAAGGAGCCCCAATAATGGTGCAAATTTATAACGATCCCGCAGGTGGATCAGCCTCTACGATTGGTACTCAGTTCCGTACTGACTACTACAAAAAGAAAGCCCTCATTGAAGCACGTAAAGAAACGTACTTCGGTCAACTAGCTGATGTGACTAACATGCCTAAGAACATGGGTAAAACCATTAAGTGTTATCACTATCTTCCTTTGCTCGATGATGCCAACATCAACGATCAGGGTCTAGATGCTGCTGGTGCAGCGGTCACACAATCAGTAACTATTGTTGTTACCCGCGCTGATGGCGGTATTCCTAACATCCCTAATAACGGCCGTTCAGTAGGTAATGCTGTTCACTTCGTTGGTGATGGTGCAAATGCTGCCGCTGCTGAAGATGCAGCTGTTAATCTATTTATGGATTGGGCTACTTCTGATGTTCTTGGTGGCGGTCTTGCTGCTAGTGAAGCAAACTCAGATGGTGGCTTTGCTACTGCTGTTCAATCAGGTGGTACAGTCTATGATGCAGGATACCGTGCTTCACAACCTAATGGCACATTGATTACTGTTGCTGCTTCTGCTCTAGAAGCTCAGTCAGTACCTCAAACTGGTAATCTTTATGGTTCAAGTAAAGACATCGGTGCTATCGCTGCTAAACTTCCAGTTCTTTCAGAAACTGGTGGTCGTGTTAACCGTGTAGGCTTTAAACGCCGTGAGATTGAAGGAACTATTGCTAAGTTTGGTTTCTTTGATGAATACACACAGGAAAGCATGGACTTTGATACAGACTCCGAATTGCAAATGCACATTAATCGTGAAATGGTAAGCGGTGCTAACCAGATGACCGAAGCTGCACTTCAAATCGATCTACTTAACGGTGCCGGTGTTGTACGTTTTGGTGGTTCAGCCACTTCAACAGCAACTGTTACTGGTGTGTCAGGCCCATCGATCATTACTTATAATGATCTTCTACGTATGAATATCGATCTCGATAACAACCGTACTCCTAAGAATACTAAGATTATATCTGGTACTCGTATGGTAGATACTCGCGTTGTTAATGCTGCTCGTTATATGTATGTAGGTGCTGAATTGACACCATCTCTTAAAGCTCTAGCTGACACATTCAGTAATCAAGCATTCATCTCTGTTGAGAAGTATGCTAATGCTGGTATGGTAGCTGTTGGTGAGATTGGTTCAATTGATCAGTTCCGTGTCATCGTAGTTCCTGAAATGCTCCATTGGGCAGGTGCAGGTGCTGCAGAAGGTACTAACACAGGTTATCGCACAACTGGCGGCAACTACGACGTATATCCAATGCTTATTGTTGGTTCAGAATCCTTTACTACTATTGGTTTCCAAACTGACGGTAAGACCGTTAAGTTCAGTATTAAACATGCTAAACCGGGTTCTACCGAATCATTTGCGAATGATCCATACGGTGAGACTGGCTTCATGTCTATTAAGTGGTACTACGGATCAATGATCCTACGTCCAGAACGTATCGGTCTATTTAAAGTGGCTTGCCCTTGGTAAGCGCTTATAGCTAACTAAATTAGGAGAGGGCTGAATAAGCTCTCTCCTTCTTACCTTTCAATTAAATAAAGAGAATAACTCCAATGACAGACCAAAACGCAGAAACAACTGTACCTGCTCCTAGCGAATTAGAAGTACTTAAAGCTAGGGCAGTTACTCTCGGAATATCCCATCACCCAATGATAGGCGTAGACAAGCTTAGAGAAAAGATTAATAGTCAGATCTCTGAAACACTTCCAGAACCGGAAGTAGTAGCTGTCAAAGTCAACCCAAAAGAAGAAACAGAACTGGAACGAATTAATAGGCTCCGTCGTGAGTCTAATAAGTTGGTTCGTGTTGTTGTTACTTGCAGGAATCCTCAAAAAAGTGAGTGGGAAGGTGAAATCTTTACAGCAGGTAATAATGTTATCGGCAGTGTTAAGAAATATGTCCCATTCAATAATACAGAAGGCTGGCATGTACCTCAGATCATTCTAGATATGATGTATGACCGTAAGTGCCAACTCTTTGTTAATGGTAAAAATTCCAAAGGGCACGATATCAAAGTGGCTAAACATATCCCTGAGTTCTCAATAGAAGTATTGCGATCTCTTACAGTAAATGAACTGGATGATCTAGCTAAGAGACAGGCTATGTCTCATTCTATAGATAAATAATAATAATAAGGTATAATCACTATGACCACTATTGCATTAACAGACCTGACTACTAAAGACCTCGAAGGTACTGGTATCTTCGATGAATTAATGTACTCAGTAGATCTCCACATCCACAGAGAGTTTAAAGCAAATAGAATTACAGGTAGTGATTATGCTAAAGCTTATGAGGGTGCAGTGGGTGTTGTGTTACAGCAATCCATTGCATTCCTTATGGGGAAAGATACAGCTGCTGCACAGACAGACCTATTAGTAGCTCAGACAGCTACTGAGGCTTTACAAGCTTCTCTGGTAACTGCACAGGTTTCCAAGATGGGTAAAGAAGAGACTCTCATTGATGGACAGATTACAAAACTTGAAGCAGATGAAGAGTTAGTGGATCAAACCAAAGCTAACGCCATACTCGAAGGTGTTAACATTCCTATTGAAGGAGCCAACCTTACTAAAGAAGGTTTGAAGACTCTGGAAGAAACATTACTTGTTACAGCTCAGAAAACCAAACTTGCTGGTGCCGATACAGCCTTGGCAGTGACCCAAGAACTTAAACTAGATGCTGACATCGCTCTAACAGGGGCACAGCAGACGAAACTAGCCGGAGCTGATACAAACGACGTTGTAGCCGCAACAGCGCTTAAAACAGCTCAGACAGCTAATACGACTGCAGAGACTACTAAGATTGATGAAGAGACTGATTTGATTACTGCTCAAACCGGTAAGACAGATGCAGAAGCATCAGTGTCTACACAACAGGCTCTTAAGATTGTTAAAGATACTCTTCTTGTTGAAGCTCAAACATCTAAAGTAGCTGATGAAGAATTGTTAGTGGTTCAACAAATTCAGAATGCATTAGCAGAAGAGTCCAAAATAGATAACGAATCTGCTACTGAATTAGTTAAAGCTCTTAATATTGGTGCTGAAACTACTAAGCTTGCCGGTGTAGATACAGTTAATATGACGGCTCAAACAGCTAGACTAACAGCAGATACTGCGAAACTTGGTCAAGATGTTCTTGAAAGCCAAGCTCAGGTAACTAAACTATCTGGTGTTGATACTGCTCTGGTTACAGCCCAAACAGCTAAAATAGGTAAAGATGAGGATCTAATAGATCAAGAGATACTTGTTAAGCAACAGGATGTGTTGGTAGCACAACAAGAAGTGCTGAACATGGCTCAAGAGGTATTACTATCAACAGCTAAAGTTTCTAAGATGACAGAGGACACTGCACTTGTAGTAGCTCAAACAACTCAGTCAACTGCGACATCTGCAAACATTGCTGCAGAGACCCTTAAAACAACTGAAGAAAAAGATCTTCTTGTTCTTGAGCAGACTAAATTAGCAGGCCCAGATACTAACTTAGTTAACGCACAGGTATCAAAATTAGGTAAAGACGAAGATCTAGTTGATGCATCAATTACCAAGATGGCTGATGAAGAGTTACTTGTGGTTCAAAAGATCGCAGAGAGTGTTGCCCAGACTGCAGCTATTTCTGCTGAAGCAGGCAAGATCGCTGAAGAAGAAGCCCTTCTTACAGCACAAACTGCTAATGTATCTGCTAAGACAACTACAGAAGCGTCTACTAAACTAAACATAGAAGCAGATACTTCACTTAAAGGAGCTCAACAAACTAAATTAGCAGGAGCAGAGACCAGCTTAATTACTGCTCAGATTAGTAAATTAAATGATGAAGAGCTTCTAACAGTACAACAAACAGCTAAGACCTTAGCTGAAGTTGGATTGATCAGTAAAACTGAAGACAAGATGGATCAAGAGATCCTCAATATGGTTCAGGAAGTGGCACTCTCCACAGCTAAAGTTGTGAAGATGGGTCATGAGGGAACTGTAATGTTAGCACAGTCTCTTAAAGTACCTGCTGAGACTGCACTGCTTGAAGCACAAGAGCTCAGAACAGATGCTGAGACTCTGTTGATTGGTGAACAGACTGATAAGACAACTGCAGAAGAGCTCTTACTAGTACAAGAGAAAACCAATGCAATTACTCAGAACACGTTGATTACAAACCAATCAACTAAAGCTCTTTCTGAAGTGGCTCTACTTAATCAGAAAAAAGTATCTGAGGCAGCTCAAACAGTTGATACCACCACTTCAGGAGCTACTGCTCAAGTTGGTGCGGTTGCCGGTGTGATTGGTAAGCAAAAAGGACTGTACACTGCACAGACAGACGGTTTCGCTAGGGATGCTGAACAGAAGCTCTCTAAGATTATGGCAGACATGTGGGCAGTGGGTGCATCCATTGAAGGTACAGGCTTTGCTTGGCCGGATGCTTATAACCCTGCAACTACTTCAGGTAATGTTGTTGATGTTCTTAATAAAGCCAAAACAGGAATTGGCGCATAGGATAATTCATGGTTCAGGTAATTGGAGTCTCAGTATCTGCACAGCCCTTGTTACAAGATACAGGGACTACCAGAAACATACTGGCTGAATATGTAATTAGTGCTGTTCGTACCGGTGGCTCTATTCCTGCAGCTGTTGTACAAGCCTCCAAAGTATCTTTCGATAATGATCTCGATGCTTTCTATGATTATGGGGAGGTCAATACTATCATTGGATTACCTATATCTTTTAACTTTTCTGCAAGTGATGCTTTTGCAAACAGTAAAAGAACAGACGTAATTCAGCAAATAGCTGCAGACGAGGGAACCTCTACAGGCAACATAATAATAAAAACGATTGATATTAAGTATGTAGATCAGACTATGTTATTTTTAGGGATAGTCTCTGAAGCAGGTCAGTGGAATTACAATACAAACTCTTTTCAAATAGACGGAGGGTATTACCCAGTACCTAGAGCTTTTTGGAGAGGTACATTAGGCTCCGGAGGATTAGGAGGAATATATTATAATAGTGAAGACTCTTTTGGAGGTATAGAACCCTATATCTTTCACTATATTACTACTGATTATAAAAGCCCTAATACAGTGTTCTACCATATTAGGTATAGATTTAGGAGCGATGGTAATAATACCACTAGATACTGGAACTATGAAAACGAATCCTTATCAGGAGGTAACTATGATGATCTAAATATAGATGCTTCTCTCGTTATAGGCGGAAGATATTTTCCTGTGGTTCCAATAAGAGTAAACAAAGTATGGTCTGATGCCAGCGCCTACTTAAAAAATAACATAGCAGATATTAATAATATCCTTGCTTTCATTGGATTAGAGTATGAAAACCTAAAGACTGCAGTATCAGAAATAGACAGTGATGATCTAGCCAATGTAGATGATGTCGTTGTTATGCTTGCTTTGGATCTATACTCAACTAATGATCATTCATTAGGGTACTTGTTTGAGCAGTTCAAAAGATATCATTATACTATTGATGGCGCCACTGAAGCTGAATGGTGGGCATGGAAGAATGAAACAGGTATCTGGGCTGCAGCAGGTGGTTGGGAATATACGGATAGACCTCGTAATGTAATTGATGTGAGATCTGCAGTTATAAAAATGAGGCTGGAATACCAGTATTCCACTGTTAGATCTATTACAGGAAATATTAATAGCTACGCTATACCTACTTTTGCAAACCACAGTTTACCGAATCAACCGGGAGGTATTGAAAATCTGGCTGTACCGGTGATAGGGGAAGTAGTTCGTAAGATTAGATATGGTACAGAGATTATAGCAGGAGTGCAGAGTGGGCCCTACAGAACAGACGTATTAGTCTACAGAATGCCCACATCAGGTAGCACATTCATTGAAGTAGCCATATTTGGGCCTAAAGCTATCTTTGATGTGCAAAGAGAAGGTTGGGGTACCGATGGCCAGTTCTATAGGAAGATGGTCACAGGAGGCCCTGAAGAGGAGAGCTGGACTGATGGAGGTATGCTTGTTCCTATTTCACAGGATATATGTAAACTTTTTAATAGTACTGATGAGTCAGCCCTATACAGAGAATCAGTAAGACTTGTTGTAACAGCTTATGAGATTGTTGATCTTGGTTTCTTTGCTAGTAATATATTTGCCTTTATATCTTTTGTTATATCTGTAGTATTTGTATTTATACCGGGAATTCAACAACTTGGATTAGCGTTAAGAGCTGCAGCTTTAGCCGGTACATCTGCCTTCCTTGCTTTAAGTACTTATGCATTAACAGTAGTACTTAAGACAATTATAACCAGTGTTGTGATAGCAGGACTTGTTGAAATTATAAACATTCTGGGAATAGATGCTGGATTAGTCTTAGCAGCTATGGCTCTTGTAGCTACTGTGGTTATGCAAGGTACGGGAGCTAATCTGGGTATGATGAATGCAGGTGATATGTTTGCATTAGCTGATTCACTAAATAAAGCCAATCAACAAGTAATTGCTAATAAAACCGGTGAACTCTATGAAGAGATAGAAGAATGGAATGATTATGTTAGAACTGAGGAAGAAAGCTTTAGAGATGCTGCTGAAGCCCTTGATACAGGCAGCGTTAACTACAATCTTTATGATCTTATCACCCCACAAAGAACTCTAAGTGTTGTAGAAGATCCCAGTTCTTTTTATAATAGGACTATACATAACACCAATCCGGGAGTATTATCTCTGGAAGTGGTGTCAATATATCATACCGATGCTCTGATATTACCAAAGCCAGAGAACGATTTTTAATAGGAGACTATAGAAGCCATGAAGAATTACATCCCACCATCTCAGAGCACCTCAACAGGCTTTCAGCCTATGGACTTTAACTTTAGTCCCAATAAGATGAGCTTTGGAGCTAATAAAAATATTTTTGATTCTAGTAAGTTTCTAGAGGATTTTAGAAGTTCAAGTGCTAGTGCGGGTTTTGGACTCACAGATGCAGTCAATGGTGGAATTGGCGGTGGAACAGCACTTAAGAACTTAAGTAGTATGTACACAGGTAATAGTGTTAACTCAGCTGTACAGCCGGGAGCTGGGGGCTTCTCACTTAATCCAAGTAGATCAGATGTTTTTAATCCTTCAGGTAGTCAAATCAGTAGTATGATTAGACCACCACAAACAGGAGGAGGTAAAGGTTTATTTGGTAGTTTAGCTGATGGCTTCAAAACAGATGGTAAATTAGACTTTGGTAAAATAAACGCATTTGGTCAATTGGCTATAGGAGGTTTTGGGGCGTATCTTTCTGCTAAACAGCTTGGATTGATGAAGAAACAGTTTGAATTCCAGAAGAGCTTTGACAAAACAAACCTTCAGAACTCTGCTCTTGCCTCTAACGTCAATAAAGCAGACAAACAGACAGGACAACTGAACAGAGACTATGCCGGAGGCATTACCAAAAAGTATAGTAATGGTTTCGATGGTGATGCTTTTGCTGACCTAGGCCCTGCAAAAGGTAGCAGGTCTAACGAAGAGAAGATGAAAGCAAAAGGTTAATCCAAGGAGATAACGCACATGGCTTATCAACCACTAACATATAGAACAGTAGGGCTCTCAAACTATGGCGGTATCGCTGATGGTATGAGTGATGCCATTAAAGGCTTTAAATCAAGTGCTACGACTATTACTGATCAACTTGGGGAGATGGAAGCAAACCAAGAGGCAGATACTCTAGCAGCCTTCCAGAACTCCCTACGTGGACGTAGTGCTGAAGAAACTGAAGCACTTATTAATGATCCAAATCAATTAGGTCAATTCAATCTTGGTTTAGCTGATCAAACAGCTGTACAGGGTGTACTAGGCAGTGCAGTTGCACAAGCACGTACACAAGATACAGCTAACTTTAATTATGCACGTACACAAGAAGACCAAAGAGATGCTCCTCTATTAGATGTGCTACGTAATTCAGTACTTGAAGGAAGCACTGATCAAGATGAAGCAGCCTATAAAAGTTATTTAGATAGTGGTGGTACTGTTCGAGGTGCTTCTGAGATATTTGCAGGTATCAATAAAGAAAAACAAGGGAATATATTAGCTGATCATGAGAGCAGCTTTTTACAGAACAGATATGATACTGCACTGGCTGAAGGCGGTAACGCTGATGCTGCTGTTGGTAAAGCCGCTGAAAAAGATTACATAGATAAGTATGTTGAATTAAATAACGGAAGTAGAGCAGGTGCTCAAGATTCTTGGGATAGGGCTCAAGCCAAAGAAAAAGCTAAATATAAAGTTGGTGAAATTGTTCAAGGCGAGTGGGATAAACAACTCAAAACATACGCTATTGAGTATGAAGCTGAAACCGGTACACAGAAATCACAATTAGATGCTGCAAATAAATTACTAGCTCCTGATAGTGTATTATCTGATGATGAAATAGCAAAACAATTAACAGACGTGCTTGTTGCTGCAGACGGTAAATCAGAGGACTGGGGTCTATCAATAAAAAGTTTAATCTCAGATTCTTGGACTAATAAATATGTAGAAATTGGCGGGAAAAGGATATCTATTGAAGGTGTTAGACCTGCTGACTTTATGTATGCAGCTCAAGGTGCTGCGGATAAAGGAGATGAAGCTAAATGGTATACATTATTTGTATCTGTTGATGGCGAAGTGGATGAAGAGAAATTTAAAGCTGCTTTGGTTCAAAGAGCACGAGATAGGCAAGCAAGCCCTAACGCTGTTGATAAAAAAATTGAGAATGCTGCACTACTTGAAAAGTATAACCAGAGAGTTATTGATAAAGAGGCCCATTTTAATGCCAAAAGGCTGCAACTAGAGAATGATTATAAAGCTGATACCAGAAACGGTGTCCGTGCTTTTGGTGCTACTACTCCTCAAGGGGTAGCAAATAATCTTAGAAACGGAGCTAATGGTGTTGGTGGAGATATTTCTACAGGCACTCCTAGTGGTGTATTAGAGACCCCACCAGCAGCTGTAACAGTTAATACGCCTGAAGCGACTGGAACCGTTATTGAGACTGCTCCTGCAGTAACTCCTGCAGTAACTCCTGAAATAACCGCAGTAAGAGAGCGATTGTCTGCTCTTGATCAAGCTGCTTTAGATAATCCGTACACCCCGCCTACAGAAATACCTGCAGAAATAGGTACAGGGATAGAACAGTCAGTTAAGGATGTATCCGATCTTGCAAACACTTTAGATGAGAATTCAAGTCCAGAAGAGGTAGCAGCAGTTCGGGATCAAGGTAACAAATTAATATCTGACTATGTTGGAGTGGTTGGTACTGATGCTATTAAAAATAGTCTGAGAAAAGACGGAAATGAAACCCTTACACGAGCAGATCTTTTGAGAATAGCTACGGATATATTATCAGTAGAAGACAGCCCAATAAAAGATTTACGGGGAGGAAGGGCATTAGTAGAGGATAAACCAACTGTTGACTATGTTGTAAGTGAACTTTCAGAAATGGTTGGTGAAGTTGTATCTACTCAAAGAGCAGAAGCTAAATCAGCATCTGATGCTGAGAACAAAAGAAAAGCTCTTGTAGAGCAGGTCAAAAATAGTGACAGAACTGCAGGTAGAACTGAAAGAGCAGGCATTCTTTCAGAAGGCAATACTCGTATTGAACGAGAGAATACCCTTAACAGTCTCAGAGGAAGTAGAAGAAACCCGAATGGTTTAACCATAGAGCAGGAAGTTCAAAATGAGCGGAGAGCAGCTCAAGAAGCCCTTTTGACTAATGCTCAAAATCAAGGGGGAGAGCAAAGCTTTTTCTCAGGAATTTTTCCAACTTCTCGGGCTGATCAAGACGCAGCTACTTTATCTAATGCAGGATTAGGCCAATATAATCCTGAAGGCACCGCCATACCCACAGAAACAAAGAGTGCTGGTGTGCAGAGAGCAGAGGATCTTGCTAAAATGAGACAGTTGGGGGAAATTCCTCAACAGCCTGCTGATGACCTAATAAATGGGTCTTCTGGCGATACAGGCCCAATCGATAACTTAAGTGTAAAAGCCACTACTTCACGAAGAGCAAAGGAAATCACAGGAGAAGAAGGTAATTTACTGGATGGTGCTAAACCTGATCCGGGGAATGGAGCAAGTAATATTAGTGCAGGTCTTCCCTATAAGACTAAACGTATTAAAGATCATATAGGTAAATTATTCAATAAAATAGATGCAGCATCAATTAATATAACAGGCAAGCTTACTGCTGCACAAAGCACTAAACTTACAGAGTCTGTAGTTAAACAGACAGAAGGTGAGCTTAAAGGCTATCTGAACAACTGGGGAAAGTTATCAACCTTGGTTCAAGATGTTCTTGTAGACAAGACTTATAATAAAGGTCTTACAAAATTAGATGAAAAATCTAAGAAATTTGTTGATGCTATTCGTTCAAATAATTTACCTTTAGCTCTATCAGAGATGTCTGATAAGTCTCCAAGAGATAAAAGAAATATTAAAAAAATGAAGCAAGCTATATTAGAGTCTGGTGTTGATACTGCACTGGAATCCGGTGTAAATAATATAACTGATTAAAATAGGAAATACTTCTTATGAGTGATACTGCTTCTGCACAAATTAACAATATATTAGCCAGTAGAGGAGAAACAGCGACTCCTACTACAGATACTCCTCAAGCACCTGATGCCTTAGAGAGAGCTATAGCTCGTAGACCTGAAGCACCTATGTCTCCTTTGGATCTCCGTATAGCCGCAAGGGATGCTGAAGCACGTAATGTAACCACTCCTGCCCTCAATGAGAGAGTAGCTGCCAGAGATGCACAAGACAGCGGTGTATCATCTTTAAATGAGCGTATAGCCGCTAGAGAAGCCCCTACTGTTACTGAAACCAAAGCAGCTACTATTACAGCTAAGGCACAAGATAAAGTAAATAATTTTGGCGGTAAAACCCCTTCTCCAGAAGAGGCACAACCACAAAGAAGTATGGAACAAGCCGTACAAGAAAAGGCTCAAAAACTAGGGTTAGAGAAACCTGTTCCTATTAATATGTCTGATGTGGGTGATGAATCTATATTCAGAGAAATAGCTGATATCCCTATCAAAACCGGTCAAGGTGCGGTTATGGGTGTTCGCATGATTGCTGATGCTATGGGTGCAGATAATGAATTATCTCAATCATTACGAGGTGTTGAAGACTACTTAGGTGCTCTAGTAAGTGCACAATCTAAAGAAGATTCTGCAGAAGTCTCTCGTATAATGGAAGAAGCTAAAAATAAAGGTGTGTGGGAGCAACTGAAAGCAGGTGCAGAAGCATTTGCTGTGGCTCCTATAGATTTATTAAGTAATGCTTTTGGTACCTCTGTTCCCATAATTCTTGCAGGTATGGCTACTGTAGCCTCTGGAGGTGGTACTGTTGCAGTAGGCGCCTCAGGTGTGGCTCTTGGTGGATTAACCGGTGTAGGTGTTACAAAGGGATCTATATATGATGCAACTAAAGAAGTTCTATTAGAACAGGGAAAGGTTACTCCTGAGCAGGCTGAGAAGATGGCTGTAGAAGCTCAAGCATACGATGGTGAGAATCTGGATATGATTCTTACTGGGGGTGCATTAGGAATATTAGCATCTAGATCGGGTATTGAGCCCGGACTAATAACAGGTATGGGTAAAAAGCTGGCTCAGAGACTAGGTAAAGAAGTATCAAGAGACATTGCTGAAGGCACAATTAAAGAAGGTGGTAAGAGCGTAGCTAAAAGAAGTGCTTTAAAAAATATAACTGAAGAAACTGTTACTGAAGCAGCTCAGGGATCTCATGAACAACTTTCAGCTAACGTAGCTAAAAATAGAATTGGAATTGATACTCCATTAATGGAAGGTGTAGTCAGTTCAGGTGTTCTTGAAGGATTAGGTGGTTTAGGTGTCAGTGGAGTAGCTGATGCTAAGAATATAGTTGGAAAGACAGCAGCTAAAAGTGTACTAAATCTAGATAAGAAGCTTAAAGAAAGAGATGCTAAAAAAGCAGAAGCAGTAGCCAATGGTGAAGAACCAGCCCCTGCCGGGACTATAAAACAAGAGCTTAAAAACCTTAAGAATGATGTTGTTGAAAAGTTCAGCAAAGCTAAACAAACAGTTACATCACAAAAGAAAGCAGTAGATGCACTAAAAGAGCCAGCTAAAGTAGCTGAGGCCCTTCAACCAGATAATGAGAAGTTCACTAAGGAAGAGAAAGTAATTCTTGCTACTGATAAGTCACGCAGGCCTGCAGCAGATGCAAGCCCTGAAGAGATACAAAAGTATCAAGGGGAAGTACAGAATGCTCTAGTCGGTTGGTACACTGAGGTACACACAGAATTTAATGAACTTGTAGCCAAGAGCCCTAAAGAAGAGCGCTCACCTGCGGATCAAAAAAGAGTTAATGAGCTTTTTGAAATCAAAAGGGAAATAGGTGCCAAGATTAAAAACATTATTGAAGTTGCCAGAGATGACTCTAAAACTCTAAAAGATTTTACAAATGCTGTAGACGATGTGAAGAAAAACTCATCACCTCCGGACGCTATTGTTAGAATTCTTGGTTCAACCGGCGGTAAGAACATTCCTAATGCAGATCTCAAAAGCTTACAAGAAAGTGATATTAAGCTTCCTGAAAGAGAGAAGGCTATTCTTGATACTCAAATTGAGATCAATAACAAAGTAGAGGCCCTAGAAAAGAGAGCAACCAGTACTAAAAGTTCTGACTATGTTCATATGGAAGTGGTCAATGGTACTGAAGATAATCTTGGTTTCAAAAACTATCTCGATAACATTACCATAAGTGTAGAGAGCCAAGAAACAACTACAGTAAAGAAATCAGTCGGAAACTTTAATAAGTTCCTCAAAGGACATAAAGATAAAGCTGTTGATTTTGCTAATACGATCAAACTCGATAATGCTAATGAAAAAAGTAATACCGAAGAAAGTAAAGCAGCTTTGGATAAATCCGTAGAGCTTTTGAAAACCAAATATGATTGGGATCATGAGTTTGCGGGTGCAACAATGAATGTGCTCAAGTTAATCAAGGATGAGGTGGCCATAGGAGAGGCGTACAGCACACAAATACAAAATGTGGTGAATACTGGCGCCAAATCAACTGCAGTCCCTACATCAACGCCTAATACTGTTATAGACGATACTGTAATCTCACAGGAAGAGTTTGAACAAAGTAATCAAGAAGCACCATTACCAACACCCGATGATTATGCAGGAACATCCGGGCAGGATGCCCCCCTTGGGGAGAGTGCCGGAGTGACCAGCCCAACATCGGAAGTTCCTCTTAATCAATCCCCTCCGGATAATGCGGGAACATCTGGGTTAGAGACAGGGTCTTTGAGCGAGGCTTCTTTAGCCGAGTCGAACAAGACTGGGTCTATAACCGAAGATGAGACAAGCCTATCGGAGGGTCTAAAGACAGAATTAAAAGAGTCGTTGGCTGCTTTGAAAGAAAACAAAGAGAATGGTGGTACAATTACACCTCAACAAGAACAACTTCTTAAATTAAGTGAAAAGAGAATAAACGGCTTAACAGATACATCTTTAAAACAAAGACTAGTAGAAGCCAATACTGCTACTGCTACTGCTACTGCTACTGATAATGGCGCCACTACCACTAAAACCAGACCACTTAAGAAAAGAGCTGAAGGACAAAACAATAGACTTAGAGAATTCTATAAGGATATTGAATATGTAAAGAAGGCTCGTAAAGCTATTGCTAAGAAACAAGGTAGGCGTAAAGTAACTCAATATACTCCTATTGAAGCCGTAACAAATGCTATTATTAATAGCGGTAAAAAGATTGTTATGTCTAAAAAAGGTGCATATGACAAAATAAATAATAAGCCTACTAACAAAGAAATTAGAGGGCTGTTTGTAAGTGAAAAAGCAGCTTCTAAGATGAATCCTGACAGCCTTATAGATGCTGCTGACAATTTAGAACCAGATATCTTTAGGGATGCTGGTATAGAACCTGAGATGGATGGTAATTACGTAAAAGCTTCGTGGTTAGCCAAAGTATTTAACGAAGGTACTTTTGATGTTAGAGAAGGCTCAGAACTTGCAGCAGATAGAGTAGTTGAAGAAGAGATAAAAAGAATAGAAGAGTTTGTTACTGTAACTGTAGGTACAGATGTAGATGCCCCTTCTGTTGATATCATTGAAGCCTTTAGAAATTATGATAATAATCTAGAAGGTGTCGTACAAGAAGAAGCTTCACAAGAAGAGGACGATGCTGGAGTGCAAGAGGATTCCCTTCGGGAATCCGATGGAACGAATAAGCCGTCCGATACTACTCTGCAGGATAGGTTAATGGAAGATACAGGAGCACTCTTTAAGTCTGAAGAGGGTAAGCCTGTACATGTGAAAGATAACCATCTCAAGAAGCTGTTTAAAGTCAAAGAGCTTAAAAATAGTCTTAATAATGTACTACATAATATAGTGAGCTGGGCAGAGAACTATACTGAAGTGAACTCTAAACTTAATGACGAAGAGAAGGCTATGGTGAAAAACTTCATAGCTTTTGATAAAGGTATTAATAGAATTCTCACTCAAGGTACATTCACTAGAGAAGACGGAGTAACTACACAAACTCATAGTCCACTTCTTGCGGCTAATGAGGGTAGAGCATTAGCTTTCAAAAACGATTCGCTTATTAACTTCTTCTACAATAAAGAATACGACAAAGAGAATCCGGATACTGACGTACCTCTGCTAGATCCAAATATGGTAACAGCAATGTCCTCTGTTCTTTATGAGTGGTTAGCAGTACACGGTGCAGGCACCCTGAGCATGGACTCAACCACTGTTGCCAGAACCATAATGGGTTCCGGTAATTCTAAAATTACACCTACAAAAGAGATGTTTGATCTCTTAGGGGATAAAGGCACAAACCAGTCTCTATTAGCTGAACAACTAGGTACGAAGCTTATTTCATCACTTGGGTTAAGTGTTTCAGAAAACAATCCAAACAACTATGTGAGCAAGGCTGCAGTAGATCTGGGTAATGTAATATTGGCTGCAGGGTTCCAATCAGGAATGATTGAGAGAACTGTGGTGTTCACTGAAGATGTAAACAAACTTAAGGAAGAATACAGGCTTGCTGTAAAAGAAGCAGACGGCACTAAAAAGAAAGTCGATAATGAAGACTTTGATGAAGGTGACGAAAATAGTGATTTTACTGATTTCACGGATCTTAGTGAAAGTGCGGCCGAAGGACAAGTATTCTATGTTCGAGTTAAACCTCATACTGTAGAAACCAAGCTTGGAAGTAAAATACTCCCTAGTCCCTATATACAAGACATAAGAAAGAAATATAAAGGAGGCCAACGAGCATTCCATAATCTATTTGGATCAGTAAGCCCGGACAGAGCCCCTTCTTTCGAGAAGCCTAAAGAGAATACTGTTTCTCCTACAATTAAGAAGACAGACTTAAATGTAGCTGAAGAAATTCAAGAGATTCTTCATAAGAAGGCTCAAGAACCACATCAAATGAGTGACTCTTTTGGTGTTATAAAAGATTTTTCTGATGCTGAACTGTTTGAGTTGTTTGGTGGTATCAATGATGTAGATAAGAAACAAATAAAACTACAAGCCAAATATAACGCACAGAATACAGAAATTAATAAATTCATAGAAGACATGAGATTCTTCATAGATGGCGCCCCTAAAGATGACTCAGGGAACCTAACTAAAGATTTCTATTATGATTACGAAATATGGCGTAACAGCCGTATTGGTATGAAAAATAACATCATGAACTACCAGAGCAGTAAGCTTGCAAGACAGCTGGTTGCTCTTAAGTCTATGAAGGTTGATATCCCAACTGTTAATGAAGACTCCAATAATACTGACATGAGTGAAATACTTACACTATTTCATATGGCAGTGGCTCAGGGAATGGGCATAGATGAAGGTCTCTCATCAAATGAGATAATCGGTGAGCTTGAAGAACTAATGAGTCCAAAAGGCCTCTACGGAGGTATAATAGACCTATTGGTTCAGCAAGAACAGGGATATGAGTTAGAACCTAAAGACAGAGCTAGACTTATTAAGGCTACAGCCAAAGGCGGTCTTCATAAGATATCTGCTATTACGGCATGGGCTAAATACATGCAAGCAAAAGAGACCGGTTCATCTTTCTCTACTAATCTAACAAGAGAGATTGATGGTAAAGTGAATGGTGTTGCACATGCATCTTTCCAGTCTACTTTTGATCAAGAAGGTAATCCTGTACGTACTAACTTCATGAATAAGACCGGCATATTCAGGAATAAGAAGCAGTACAAAACATCTAATGAATACTTCAATGATCCAAAGAATAAAGATGTTTATCAGGATGTGGCTACTGTTGTGGGAGCTAATGTAACTGAGGCAGGTAATAAACTTAAAAAAGATCCTAAAAAAGCTAGAGCGTATCAAGTACATCAAGGAGCTTTAGGACTAGTAGGCTCTTTCTTTGAAGTTATTGATGGTAAGAATACAGATACTGTTACTAAAGATGGTCGAGAATTCGCTAAAGATCCTGTGATCAAATTCATATACGGTGCTGAAATTTCCAGTATTACTTCTGGGGTTGTGGCTGTATCTATGAATAAACTCTATACAGATATAGAAAATACCCTAGGTGATCCAGCAAAACTAAAGATTATAAATAATAGCTTATCCAATATACTTGGTAAGGATGCTAAACTTAATAGTGATAACTATTTAACTTATGAACTTAATAACGTGAGTATAACTGCTGAAAGAGATGTAAGAGAGGCATTAGCCAACACATATAAAGAACCATTAAGAGCTGCTCTTAATGATACCTTCTGGCAGATTAAAGCTGCTAAGAAGAAAATAGTTGAAGCACATCAATTTGCTTATGAATTGTTTGAAGGAGCTTACTATACAAAAGCCGCCAATGTACTTATAGGAAACAATGGTCAACCTCTTACAATCAAGCAAGAGGAGGATATCCTCAAGGAGCTTGCTCCATTACTTCCACGTATTGATACTGCGATATCAGACAACAGTGGGAAGAGTGGTGCCTACCTCTGGACTAAAGAGTTAACAAAAGATTACGACAGAGTACACATGCAAAAACAGATAGCTGCTCTAGAGAATAGTGGAAGAGATCCTGCTGAAATCAAGATATTTGTTGCAGCTCTTAAAAAAGGATATAAGAAACTTAAGTCCAACAGTACAACAAGGAATGAATTCTTTGCTAGAGGCAGTAAAGAGAAGATCCGTAACACCGGTTATGAGAGTAGACTAAATAAAGGTTCTGAAGACGGTGTAGGTAAACTAGCGGGATTTGCTCGTCACTACGAGATCTTCGAAAGCACTAATAAAGCATTTGTAAATGGTATTCATTCCCTTGATAGTATGAACATGCTTGAGATATATGCTGAACTTGAAGCCATGGGTATTCATGATGCTATTATGGTTCCACTTAATACTGAGATTAAAGATGTTGCTTTTGCTAACCAAGCATTCTTGAAAGTAAATAATAACTACAACCTCAGAGCTGAGAGTATTAATAGGCTTGAGTCTACTATAGAGGCTTACGAGAAGCTTAGAGATAACAAGAATAATAAGAAAATACCTTATGGTGTTGTTGTTACTCCTGCTCGTATTGCTGCTATGAAAGCTTGGATGAATGAAGGAGCTAAAGGAAGTGATTTTGGCCCTAAAAAACAAGCTGCAGCGAGCCAAAAAACAATACAGAAAGATGTTACTAATCTTGCTAAGAATGGTTTAGTGGATCAATTCCAAGCTAACCATACAAGTTATTCAGATAATGTTGATGGTGTAGCTCAAGGTGAGAGCATTAAGACTAAAGACTTAGATAAAGCCACTGCTAAAGATCAAGAGAAGCTTGAAAAGAAAGTAGATATGGATACTGCTATAGGAATTATAACTGAATTCCGTAGAATAGGTGGTAGCACCAAAGCAGGTATCAAAACTTCTGATCAATCAGCAGATGCTCAAATATATATGGGAATCCATAAACAAGACCTGAAGCAGGCTGTGGAAGTACTTAAATCTAGTGAAGAAGGTAAAGACTTCTTGGCTGAGGATTTTGATAGTTTCCTTGGTTCAGGCCCTAGTGATTATGATGAGAATAACTTCAATCCAAATAAAATATGGGAAGTTAATGGTCAAGGTGCTTTAGACCTGTTTGATATGTTAGGAACTAAAGGTTTTGGTAACAAGCCTGAGAATGCAGAGCATTCAAAATATTTAAGAGATTTGCTTGTTAGTTTTGGTGTAACTGAATCAATAGATAACTTGATTATTAAGCTTGAAGAGACCGGTACAGAGAGTGCAGGCTATGCCGTAACAAGAAGTAACGGTAAGAAAGAGATTCATATGCTCTCTGCTTCCAAGGCCTCTGCTAATGGCATCCGTATGTCAGTACAGGAAACCTATGCTCATGAACTACTTCACATCTTGTCTGAGTCTGTAATTAATACAAGCAGCAAAGCCCGGGCAGAGCTCGATCGATTATTTAATGAAGTCAGGGATGATCCTACAGTAGATTATAGAGCCTTCTTGAATGATCCAAATGATTTAAGCAATCAAGCAGAGAACGACGCTGCTAAAGCCAGATATGACTATATATTTGAGAATACTGAGACAAGACAAGAATCCATCAGAGATGACTCCACAGGTGAAATACACACTCATGATCGTAATGACTTCCTTCATGAGTTTTTTGCACTTGGTTTATCTAATGAGAACTTTGTTAAAGCTCTTGCAGGCAGGTTCTCTACTAAAGAAACTAAACCAGATAATAAGACCCTTTATGATAAAGTGGTTCATATTCTCGTAAAGACTATGGGTTTATTTGATAAGAAGTATAATGATATCCGTAAGGATAACATGAGTAATCAGCTTAAGTTTATAGCTAAAAGACTTCTACAAAACAAAGAAGTTTCCAAAAGCAAAGTTCAAACTTTTAATGCTATTACTCAACAGATAAATGAGCAGGTACTTTATCCGGCTGTACGTTTTGTTATCGGAAGCATCAAAGGTGCTGCACGGAGTAAATACGTAAAGAACAACAAAAACAGAGTTGTACGTGATGTTGGTGAAATAATTGATAAAGCTCAATTCAAATATTTCTCTACATATTTTGCTTTCTTGAGTGATGTACGTAAAAGAATGGGTATCAGCGCTAATAACATCCTAAGCTCTATGTTTAGAGAGGTTGCCGGTACTACTTTTGGAATGCGTTTCTGGCATCGGATGTTGATCTTATCTAATAGAAAGATGGATCAAAACCATAAAGCAGTGGATAATCATGTTAGAGCAGAGGCTCTGGGAGCCTATTTGGAGCTCACTGAGGCCGAAAACGTATCAATTACTAAAGGTGGTATCAGAACAGACTTCTCCGTGCTGGATGACTCTTATACGCTTGCTGAGATAGCTGAGTTCTATAATACAAGTAACAAAGCAGCTTTGAATAGTGAAATTCAATCTATTATGCAAAGGCTTCAGAATGCTTATGACCCTGAAGTTTATAACTTTTACTGGAAGATGTCTGAGAGCCTCGCTAATGTGATGGTTGAGGGCAGAGCACTGGAAGAAGATACTTTTGGTTCAGCTTACAGTATTGTTAATATGCATGGCGCCGACTATGAAAAGACTGTGACCCATGAAGATATAAATGATACTGAGAGATTGATTGATATCCTCACTACGTTGAATGCTATCAAAAAGACCTCTGACAAAACCAAGAATGATCTTCATGGAGTAATGCTTCGTGAGAATGCTCGTGGAGATGTAGAGGGTGGTATTGATTTCACTATGAAGCTCTTGAAGAAGAATAAAGAAGAGGCACTAAATAATAAGGAATTGTTTAATGGTAACAAAGCAGAGGTTCGTAAAGGCTTTTCTAAAGAGCTCTATGCTCCTAATGTAACTTTTAAGTACGGTACTGCAGAGGAAGAAGGGGAAATGTTTAAAGATGGTTTCTTACCTATATCAAACAAGAGCCATGGAGTTGCATTAGACGCTGCTCATGTAGCTGAAAAAAGAATAATGTATGTGAATACAAATTCAGAAATTACTACATTTCAAAGGGGTATAGTAGCTCTTCAACAAGAAGCAACTATTGGAACCAATGTCTTAGACTTTAATAGTCAGAGAGGTAACAACAGTGTAAATAAAGCAGCTAAAGATGTAAGAAATATCCAAGCAGCTAAGAAAGCCAATAAGAAAAAGATTTTTGATAGTGCTCCTAGCAGAGTGCTTGATACAGATGCCAATAACTTATTGATTCCTATTAATGCTCCTGACGGTACAATTACTGGGTACCGGTATATTATGAAAGAATCTACTAAAGATGAGATTTTGAATAGAGACAACTCTTTTGAGAAGGTTCTTGGTAAAATGGAAGCCGGTATTGATGATAAAATCAATGCTCGTATGATCAACAAGAAAGTGATTAAAGGGCTCCATACTGAATATACAACCATGTTCAGTACAGCTACTCCTAATCACTTTGTTAAGTTGGGCCCTGATTCCAAGAATCCAAGGTATAAAGAGATCTGGCAAATGATGCCTGAGCCAATGCGTAGAGAGATTAAAGCTGTCTGGGGAACTGACGGAATCTATGTGCGTGAAGAGATAGTAGAATTGGTTTTCGGAAGAAGAAAGTTCTCTATAGCTGATTACGGCCGTGAGTCTGTTAAAGCAGGTAATAAGCCGGGTATGATCAATCATACTCTAGGTATGCTGCTCAATAGACCTAATGTTCGTAGGGTAGAGGCTTTCGTACAGGATCTTGTTAAAATAATAAAAGACATTATTGTTATTAAATCTGTAGCTGTTCTAATAGATAACGTGATTAGTAACTATGTTATTCTTCTTATGAGGGGAATGTCTATACAGGATATCTTTAAATACAAGAAAGAGGCCCTTATTGATGCTAAAAAGTATAAGGAGCTTCTTACTAAAGAGAGTACGTTGGTTCAAAAGATAGCCCTTAAAGAACAAAGTAGAACCTCTAAAGGTGCTCCTACTAAAACTGTTATTGATGCTCAGATTAAAAAGATCGAAGGCGACTTAACTATTGTAAGAGAATCAATAGCAATCAATGCTGTAAGGGATTTGAGTGAAGCAGGAGTGCATCAAACGATTGTGGAAGATGTGTCTCTTGAAGATAATGACAACAGGCTTCGTGGAAATATTGAAGACTTAATAACTCCTGCTAAGAAATTTGTACCTGAAATAGTACAAGGAGGACTTAAAAACGTATTTCTTACACGAGATACGCAAATGTATAAGGCTTTAAGAGATGTCACTCAAATGAGTGATTTTGTTGGAAGATACGCTTTACATCAACATAATACTAAAGTTATGAAGATGAAGCGAGAAGACTCAATTGAGGATATATTTGCTGCCTTCATTCATTATGATTTGCCTACCCATAAAGGCATTCAATACTTAAATGATGTGGGTATATGGATGTTTACTAAATTCTTCTTTAGAATTCAAAAAGAGATATTTAGATCAATATTTGGAGCCCCTAATAGAGATGGCTCAAGAAGAGCAGGTAATCCTACTGCCTCTGCAGCTGTACTGGCTTCTCAGATATTTGTTGGTGATTTTGCTGATATATATGAAAGTGGTGTTGTTACTGGCTCAGGAAGTCATACATTTGATGTTAATATTCTTCATACAATATATAAGAATCTTTTATCAGGTGCGTTTACTTCGGCGGCTGTTTCGTATTAGTACCGTTCTCTTCAACGATTGCGGCTACCACAATATATACAATAAATATTAATGCTGCTACTGCACCTAATACTGAAAGGACAGCTCCTAACATTATTATACCTGCAGCGGCAGCTCCGAGCAGCAATACTGCTACTATAGTTATAAAAGCTACTCGGAGTTTATGCATTACTATGAACCAAATAGATTAGAATTATCTGCAAGTTCTTTTTCAGGAGTGCCTTCAAGTAGGGCATCTTCTTCTGGATCTGGGTCAGCAATTTCTTCAGTGACCGGTAGTTCCAGTTGTTTATCGTCTACAGGTGCCTTATCTACATGCACTTCTGCAGCAGGTGCGGCTTCTGTAGCTTCAGCAGCTCTTCTAGCTGCCATTTCTGCTCTAGTAGCCCGTTTACGCTTAACAGGAGCTGTAGCGGTTGCTAGAGCGGGTTTAGTAGTCTCTTCGACAATAACAACTTCTGCTATATCATCAATGATTACAATGTCGGTTAAACGACCTTGAAAAGATGGATTATGTTTCTCAATATAATCCATTACAGCTTGCTCCATTTCAATAGGAGATAGGTTTACTTTAATTTGCATAATATCCTCATACTATAAATGTTTGAGAGGCATAATGAGCTAACATTAGTGCATCTGATTTACCATCCTTCAATCCGCCTTTAGGCCCTCTGATATTTACATCAGGGTAAAGCCTTTCACATATTACTGCTACGTCTTGCTTGATGGTTTTGCTTTTGGCTTTGATTCCTATAAATCTCTGCCATACTTTAGGCTGAACTAAGTCAATTGATAATCCTACTATAGAGGGGATTACATTGATCTTTTCTACATTACGCCCAAATGTAAAATTAGACTTTGCCGACATTCCAAAGAGAGTATGTACGTCCTCGATCATCACTATAGCTATGGAATACTTCTTTTTCTGTACACTAAGCCATTGAGCAATTTCTCTAGGCTTAGTGTTATTGGGGTAGAACTCTACATATTTGGTAGAGGGAACTACAAGACAGTAATATCCTGTAGCTCCCGGATCACACCCAATAAATGCAGTAGGCTCAATCATTAACCAAATAGATTGGCGTTTACGGCAGCGTCTGCTTCTGGAGCTGCAGCTGCTTTAGGAGTACCTGCGGTAGCACCAGAAGAACCAGCATGTTTAGCTAGTTGCTTTGTAACGCCTGTCCACTTATCTGCCCATTTGTGAATGAATACTGCTTCAGTTGCACTGGCTTTGATTTCAGTTTGGCTTAGGCTATCAGCTGCACGAAAGAATCGATCAGCTTTATTTTCTTCACGGGTTTCACCAGTAGGAGCATAGCCATTATCACCAAGAGCTGTTTTATCAACAACTTGCTTGATCATGCCAACTTTAACTGGTTGATTGATGAGTTCATTAAGAACATTAGTTTTCTGAGAAAGCTCACCTTTAGTGTCTTTGTCCCAGCGCTTAACGACCTTTTCAGTTTCTGTAAGGTCTTCAAGGTTCATACCAGCAACTACTTGTGCTAATGAAGTAGCTAGAGCAAAGTCAGCTAAAACAAATTCTTTACCAGTTTTCTTATCAGTATAAGTAGTTTTGTTGCCTTTAGAATCACCAGAGATAGGGTAAGTAGTTAGGCGAACCAAAGCATTACTACTAACATCACGAAGATGTAGAGTTAAGCTTTTGGCACCAGATGCTGTTGTATCTGAGTAAGCCATTTCGATCATCATATCGTAAAGGCCGCTCTCAACCATAAATCCACCGCCAACTGTATCTTTAGTTACGGCTTCATCAGTAGTTTTTGCATTAGCGAATGTGGTCATATTATTATCGTCCTTATTAAAATTAATCGTAATATTCATGTAACCGGTCAGTAACCAGTTGCACATCGTTGTCGATGAAGGTTTCACTCACATCCCACATAGACATAGGGCTGCGAATAGCTTCATCAATAGTGTTCCGAGTCAATTGAGTCTGGAATACATATTTAAAACCTAACGCTTCTTCTTGAGGCGTTATGTTTAATAGTTTGGATTTATATGGCTCTAAATCCGTGATAGGTACTTTTTTGGTGCTGATAACAGTAGAGAAATGACTTTCAATACCGGTATTCATTAATGAGCCTTTCACTTTAACTCTGGTTTCCACGTCCAGAGTCTTTTCATTAGTGATGCTCAAAGTATGTCCTGTGAAAATGACATTCTTGGTTGAGTTAGCCACATACTGACTCAATAATACTTTAAAGAATTGGGCATAATCTCCCCAAGCCTTCATAGTATTTGGAGAAGTCAGTACATGGATAGACTCATACATGTCCATCATAAATGTTAAGCTATCTATGACGATAGTATGTATAGCGGGGTGGTTTTCAGCTTCAACAAAGATACCTTCTATTTTCTTTGGATCAGTGATTGTTTGCTCACGGAATCCAGACTTAAATGGAAGTTTCTTGTTGTTTTCACAATTGAGGTAGATAACTCCAGCAGGGTCTTTAAGATTTCTAAAGGCTGCTGATTTACCAGTGGCTGATTTACCACTGATTAATACTAAATGGTCGTTCATTATTATTCCTTATGGAGTTTACGAAAACCTGCCGAAGGCAGGACTATATATCCCTTTTATGAATGGCTTTAGAAGCTGAGACCATGATAGTACTGAGGATCTCATTTTCATTCATTTTATCTGGGAGCTTATTATTTAATCCTATAACACTGTTCTGCACTGCGTTTAGATCCATACCGGAATCCACAAGCATTAGAGCGTATTTGATTAGTTGGTTGCTTCTGTTGCCTGCAGAAGTATTATTTACAAACCAGCGTTCTACATTGTTTAGTGATTGCTGACTGTCGATAATTCTCTTTCTCTCTTCATTCTTAGTAGTCTGAGGAATGAATAAGAGAGAATTAAGCAAATCACCGGTATTATAGAAATAACTTCCATTATGAGACATCCACTTCCTTGATCGTTGGATTGTTTGTGCATCAGCTTCGAATGGAAGCCATTCTAATACATTAGTCATGAATCCCTTAAATTCATTAGCTGATAGTTTTAGGGTATGTGACATAGGCATTATAATCCTAAACCTGTTCGTTGTAGTACTGTGCCGTTTAGTAGTATAAATAAGGGATGTGTAGTCCTTTAACAGCAGTCTCGCTGTGTCTAGACTTACTCCGCCATCTATGTCCAATACTACCAGATTAAAGCCCGGAAGTACATTTTCTTCTTTACGATAATCATCAATTAAATGATGAGAAACCCAATGATAATTAGGGGCTTGAGTGAGTTTATGTAGCTCAGAAAACACACCTTTTTTTGGTACATAGCCTTCTGCTAATTTAGTACTATATGCTACAATTACTTCTTTAAGATCGGTCTCTGCTAGAGACTCACCTCTAAGAAACTCAATACCATCTGTTATCTGTTTCTTGATGATAATATTGTTTTTATAGCCATGGGCAATGGCCAGAGTCATCATTTCTCTCTTTTGGTTTTCAGATCCCTTATAGAAAGGGAGATCCTCAACCATATCAACATGAGTGACCTCACGGCCTGTATTAGCTATGTAGTTAGCTAGTTTCACATAATTACGCTCTCTGGTAAGTAAATCACCAAAGGCCTCTCCTGAGTCCTCTACAAGCTTAATAGCGCTATAGAGATGATCTTCAGTGACTTCCGGAGATCCATCAATAAATGCATAGGTTCCTGCAAGCTTAAGAGCTTTAAAGTAACGGTGATCTAGTTCAGCTTTCTTAATCTCTTCGTGATCAGAAAGACTAGCTGCTATTTTCTCACAACGCTGTTTATATTCAATGAGAAGTAAACTTACATCTTTATCAATATCCAGTGTGGTACCAAAGCAGATAGGATGAGCCAAATTACCTAAATCATTAGCCAGAGTCTGTAGAAAAGTACTTGCTGTATTATCAGTAAGCATATCATAGATCTGTTCTGGAGTTAGATTGGTTTCTTTAGTGGAGAGTTTAGTATATCCAAAGAGACATCGACGGGCGTATCCTGTTTCTAACATGCTATAGAATTCTTCTTCCACTCTGCCGCCATTTAACAATTTAGCAGGTGTTCCGAAGAGCATCATATTAGTAGGAGTCTTCCCGTCGATTTCTTCGCCACGAAGATTCTCTTGGGTATTTTTGGTTAGTTTTTGTTTGACTTTACCGACATCAAATAGTTCCAGAAATGTATTGAGAACATCAACATTACCTAAAAGATTTGAACCAATTTCATCAATTTCCATATTCATAGAACCGCAATCTGCCATAAGCAGTTTGTGCCTCATTTGTTTTACGGCTGCAGTAGTTCCACTATCAAATGAGAAGGCTAGGTTTCCGAGCTGTTCAAATTCTTTCTCTACTCGAAGAAGCTCTTCACCTTCATCACAATTTTTCTTAGTGGCTCGCTTGATAGCCAGCTTTGCTAGATTGCCTTCACTAATCTTAATAAAGGTTTCTTCTAGGAAGCGCTCTTTAAATACATTAATGACTTGCTCTTCAACAATATTAGTAGAGTGGCCTTTACCTTCACCAGATGAGGCTAGATTGAGAGCATATACATTTACAGGGATCTGGCCTCTATCATGTGTTTTGATTGTGGTTCGCATCATAGATGCTACTTTGGTAAAGTAATAAGATACAAGTACTCTGAAAAAGAGTCTATTTGTGCTCTGTGTTTTTTGACAAAGAACATCAACCAACTGGTCAGAAGTTTTATGATAATCCATTAAATCATAAGTTTTCATTTATCATCCTTGCGTATAACTATTGGTGTACCTTTAGGGAGCATATCTCTGTCAATCTTACCTGACCATACTCTAGCTAAAGCAGTGCGAGATTTATTAGTACCAAGTTGCTCATTGATTTTATCAGTGAGATCCCAACCAGTAAGTCTCTTGACTCCACGTTCTTTTGCAGTGTTGTTCCAGACTAGGAACTGTCTATGAGCTTCTATAATGAAGTCATACATATACTGTGTGAGCTTAGTGGTGTCTCTTCTCTTACGAGGTCTCCGAGGAGCAAAAGATTTCTCTTTAGTGAAGAATCTATTATGGACTAGTGAAACAGGATTATAAATCCTTATCAGGCGGGATGCTCCACCTAATTTTTTACGAATATTCATTTTGGTTTCCTTAAAGTGTTAAAGTGCCATCGAGAATATAAATGTCTTTTTGCTGACAGATAGAGGTTGCATCACAATATCTACATTTCATTACCATACCTTTAACGGTATCGACTACACCCACATTACCATCTTGATGAAGACGGCTTAAAGCGTCATTCATATTATCGAAGTTCTTAGTGCTTCTAGCTTTCTTTTGTGGGTTTTTGTAATATTTGTAAGTAGGAGCAGATCTCCATAGATCTTCATCATTACACTCAGGCATTTTCTCTTCTGGTTCATTCTGATATTTAGCAATATCATCGATTTTATCTTCAACAAATCTTTGAACATCAGCAACAGGCATCAGTTCCATTTCAACTTGCTCAATCTTATTCTTAGGATACTTAGGATTAATAAGAACCTGTGATTGAGTCCAGTTAGTGAAGATATATTGAACGGCCATCCGGTTATTAGTGATAATTGTTGGATTGAGCCATCTGTATATGCTGCCTTGCATGGCAAACTTCTTGTTATAGGGGTCTTTTACATAAGCAAAGGTACTGGTTGATTTAAAATCTTCCAGTCTACCTTGCATTACTAAGTCGAATTGACCGGTAACAATCACACCTTTGACTATTTTACTTGATCTCTTCTCCATATAGACAGGGATGAGGCTTGGATCGGCTTTTAAAGCTTCCTCAGAGGGGTTAAGTACCACTTTTGATGCAACTGACTTAGGATAACCTAAATCAAGCATAGTGGCCTCTATATCGCCTTCCCAAGCATTTTCAATACCTGAATGGATTGCTTGACCAATACGACTAGCTGCAAGTGAGTTCACATTGATAGCTGTGTCTTCTGGTTTAACTCTACCAGAGAGTATAATTTGCTTAGTAGAATTAAGTAAAGTAGTAGCACTTATAGAGTTTGGATCGGGATGCGCATCATAGCCACTAGAAGCAAGCCAAACTTTCATAGAGAGGGGTACGTTAGAAGGTAAATTAATTAATGCCATTATTTGTCCTTAGTTGTCGAACCAGAATATTGCCCTTATTTTTTCTGGGTCATTGTCTGTTTTTGATAGGAGTTTCTCCATAATATCATAGGCGTCTTTTAAGCCAAATAATAGAGATTTCTTACCTTTTCCCTCTGGAAGAAGAGTTGTTCTTAATAGTTCTTCCTTAAGCTCTTTCATGGTGATCCAAGAAGGACTATGAGCATCTTCCTTCCATGACTGATAATACTTATATATACGAGGATCACAATCTTTAGGGATTCCTCTACGATCTCTAGCGTGGATGTTATCAACACGAACTCCGGCTAATAAACCAAATAATTCATAGTTCCTTACGAGAGCAGTCTGTGCCCAATCAGCGGGAATAAGATCAAAAGGGGGTTCCTCATCAAATAACCATCTATAGTGGGATTGCCATTTATCCGCCCCTTCTTCAAGAGTTTCAGTATAGAAATGTATATCACATCCCATTTTATTTATTCCGCATGTTTAAAGCTTCTAGCGCCATTACATTGCCTTCACTGTTGCCGTATGCACTTCCATTGTCTAACCTAGCTAACGCTTCCAGAGCTTGTTCATAAAGAGCTATTTTCTTTTCTAACTTCTCTATTTTATTTATAAGATCAAGGCCTTCAAACTGATCAGGAGCCATTTTATCTATCATCCTTTTGTATCTACAAGAGCTTCTCTATAGAGTGTGGGTAAATGTTGGTAATCAGGTATGCGTGGCAACTCTGTTATTGTTTCCATATCTAATGTACATATAATATGCTTTTGTTTTGGGTATCTTTCATCCCAAGTTTCTTTAATCTGTACTAATTCTTCATAATTATAATTATTATAATAACCGTCAAATACACCTGTGGTTAACTGTAATATTATTTGTACATTTCTCATTATGAAAAGCTTTCTTTATGTGTCTTTAATTAAATTCTTAGCTATATTATAAATTTGAGCCTTACTAGTATTATTAGGTATAGGTGTGCTGTAGGCCCAAGATGGATAGAACAGTTCTACCTCACCTCCTAATTTAACTGTTGGGTGCTGTATTTCAGGTAGTTCCTGCCATTCCATACATTCTATTAAATTCTTATTAAACCATGTAACACAAGCAAGATGATCCTTCACTAAAAAGTAAAGTGAGTCATGAATCTGAGCTATAGGTCTAATCATGGTTTTGTATTCAGATGCGAGCACTCTTTCTTGAAATTCAATACCTGCACGAGCATTAAGGAGTCCATAGGATTGTCCCAAAGCATTACCTGCAGTCCTTGCTTCAGACTGAGCTTCATAAGGCGTTGATTGCTTTCCTAGATAGACTTGTTTTAGTATGGGAGTCCTGACTCTCAAACCAAAAGCACAAGTAACGTAGCCATCAATAGTGGCTTGGTTAACTTTTTGTGCTACCCAGTCATCAGATACTTTATACATTTTATGATAATTGGTTTCAATTTTGAGAGCATCTTCTTTAGTAAGTCCTACAGTCTTTTCTAGTCCGTAGGCTTTACCACCATATGTAAGTAGAAAAGTAGGGGCCTTAGAGTCCTGTCGTAATTCAGGATATTTAAGGGCAATACTATTGATACTGGTTACAGTATCTACTATGCCTTTCATTTGTTCTCCGAAGTAATAAAACGCCCTTAAACAGTGTCCGTCATAGCCGTCAGTATAGACCTTTAGCTTATTTGGATCCTTGGTTGTAAGTGCAGAAATACGATCTTCTAGAGATGCAAAATCCGCCCCCATGAGTAGCCACCCGGAGGGTGGTTCAAAACAGTTTTTAATAAGTTTAGCGTAAGGTGTACCGGTACTAGGTATTTGCTGCATGTTAGGATCAGAGCAAGAAAGTCTTCCACTGACTGTACCACCTATATTATGATTACCATGAAGATAATATAATCCATCAGCTTTCCTTATACTTTTTGTGAGGAAATTCTTTAGGAAGTTATTAAGAATAATAGATACGTCTGAAAGCTCCATAAGAAGCTGTAGAATGTCTTTTTGTGCTTGAGTTGTTGCTGTATGTAATACCTCTGCAAGTACCTTATTTCCTGTAGCTGGTTCACCTGTAGGAGTGTACTCAGTGCATTCCAGTTTTAGATTATCAAATAGTAGCTTACCTATTTGAGTAGAGCTATTTGGATTAAAAAATACATCTTGAAACTCATCAATAGCCTTTACCTTCTTTTTAAGGAGAAGGTTGGCTTTGATGCAGGCTTCCATACGAAGTTGTTCTTGAAAAGATATTACTTCAGGTAAACTGAAGAGCCTATTAATAATATCCTTTTTTATTGTAGACAATTTGTTTCTGGCACTTCTGACTTTATCTATATTCAGAGGCATACCTGTTAATTCAATTTGGAGTATATTCTTTACACTGGGAAGTAGGATCTCATTATATATTTCTTGCTGGTCATCATCTATCATGGTTTGATGATATTTCTCTTTCACGTACCATGTTGAAAGACAATCAACTAAGTTATATTCTAGAAGCTCCATAAGAGGGATTCTTGTAATATCTGTGATACTTTCTACAGCATAATTACCTGCAAATTCTTGAGCAAGTTCTTTAAGACTTAAGTTTACTCTTGCAGTACTGTTAGTAGCTAGAAAGCTAATTAATTTAATATCATCAAAGTTTTTAGTCAGAACTTCAAGACCCTCAAGAATTCCAGTGTAATCAAGAGGATTCTCATAAGCAAATAGCGTAAAGATTAGTATTTTGACATCAAAATTAGCGTTATGATATGTGAGCTTACCTTTATAAGTAAGTAAAAAATTCCTAAGTATTCCTCTTCTTAAAGGGGAGTGTTTGTACCTAGTATGTTGTTGATTTTTCACTCCGGGTATTATTTCTAAAGCGTCAGGTGAAAGTTGGTGAAGATCTATAGGCATTGCTATGCCGTTATTCTTGTCCCATGCGAATGCTACAGAACCTAGATGGGCTTTATGAAGCATAAGAGAGAAAGTTTCTATATCACACACAAGTTCTGGATATTGATGAAGTTGTTTATAAGCATCCCTCATATCATTAATAGATAGGGGATAGCTGGCGCTATGAATTATATCGCTCCCAGGAGTTATGTAAATACCTGAGAGATGCTGCTCTATGGAACTAATACCTCGTAATATTTTTTCTTTTAGAATTGGATTATAGAATAATCTTTGATGGTTTAGTCCTAAGACTACACCTATATGTTCGAATCCCTCTATAACGCAGTCCATTATATAACCTGAATAAGGCTCTGCTACTGCCTTACCTGAGAGAGTCTTAAAGTACTCTGTGTCACATACGTATAGAATTTTCACTTTCAGGCTGTCAGCGGCCTTTAAAACGCTCTTTAAGTGCTCTCTACGTAGTGATGCAGGTGCTTTGTTGTCCTCATTGTATTTGAGACTCAATCCAATGAAAGCATTGGTTGGAAGACTGGATTCATCAATATAGTTTTCTTGAAGATCTTTTTTCCTGAAAGCAGCGTTTTTGATGAGAATAGCTACGTCGTAAGTATCATTTTCTTCAAAAATAATATGATGCATTTTTTAATACTCTATTCTAGTAGTGGTGTACATGTCGAACTCATCTGGATTACCACGAATTTCTATGTCATTAATACCTTCACCTACTCGTATGAAACCATAAGAGATATTATCATCATCCATTTGATCCATAAAATCATTTACTGTACGGATATCTTCATAAGAATCGTACCACTTAATGTCTGTAAAGGGATAGTAAATAAATTCCCCGTAGGTGGTTGCACTTGCCCCATCCTGTAATAGACAAGGAAGGCCCTTTTTTAAGACTTTCTCTACGAATAGGGTTTTCTTATCTATTACTAAAACTACTTCTGATCTATAGCCCACCGGTCAATAACTTTCTCATTAAATGTTTTTTAAAATAATTCATTCCAGATTCATTGTCTTCAAGGAAGGTGTCCACCTCATCTTGAGTAAAAGATAATGCAGTATTCTTTACATAATGATAGCCTGAAGATTTTTCGAGAATAGGCTGAAAAGATGCAGGAGTAAGTGTCTCTATATCTTTGAAGCTACTCGCTTTTATAAACACTTTCCTGAGATAGTATTCAACATGCTTTGTGGTTATTCGTACTTCCTCTGCTTTTTTAAGTATCTCATTCATTTCTTCATGGAGAGAAGGATCTAGTGCATTTCTTGAATACCAGCTTGGAAATACTTCAGGGTAGACAGCATCATAAGTACCTGCTTTATAAAAAAAGCCTTGTACTACTGGAGTAAGGTGATTTTGACCAGAAAGATGTTTATAAACCATTCTTCTGATGTCTTTTTCTTCAGCTAACTGATGGATTTCTTTTAAATCTAGAGTGACATGATTATAAAGATGTTCTCTATCAGATCTGGAAAGTGTGTTGTAACTGTGAGACATTATAATCCTCTATATTTTGGAGGCAATTCACCATATAAATAAACTTTATCAGATGCTCTAGTAACTGCAACATGTAGCATACGGGCTACTACATTTGGTTGATTACATTTACCTATATCAGATAGGTTAATGAATACCTTTTTGTATGTGGAGCCTTGAGCTTTATATACAGTAGAAGCATGAGTAGGTCTTAAATCTGCAAAGTGCTCTTTAAGCATGAAATACATAGCCCAACTCCCAGATTTTTTAGCATCTGAAGCTGCTTGCCTCAAGAAGTTTTTTAATTGTATTTGGTTTGAAGGGACGAAGCATTTAATAACCCCTCTAATCATTACCCAATAACCATCTAAACCATATTCATTACCGGGAGAAGAACTTGATACTTTTCCTGTTGATTCAGTAGTCATTAGGGATTTACCAGATCCATCAGGAGACATTACAGGGCTACTAGCTACTAAAACTTCACCTGCTTGAGGAGCTGGATCACTATAGAAAAGTTTCCTGATATGTGTGTTATATTGTTTGACTGTGGCATTACTCCATGCAACTACTTTAGCATCATTTCTTTGGAATCCGGGCTTTGAGTAAGCGCTCTCCACTTCCATTTGGAATTCTGGGCCTGTGCAGTGTTTAATCACTTGGCCATCAGGCACGATAGGCTCGAATATACCAGTATCAATTGTTTTTCTAAGCTGTATCGCTAGATCAGCAATAGGCCCTGAAGCAGCAAATCTCTTGGAGCTTGTTAATTCACCTTGCAGTTTTACTTTAGTGAATACAGGGCAAGTAGTCTCATTAACATTAGTTAATTGATAAGGGTCTCCGATGTGGACTGTCTTACAATCCATTGTGGATGCTTTTATCATCTCGTAGAGCTGAGTGTTTTCTTGACTGGCTTCATCAACGAAAACAATACTGTTATGGACTACAGTATAGTTAGTAGTTTTTTTCAGGGAGGTTTTGCCATTTGTTATATTGTTTGAAACCTTAAGGCCTAGGAGGGAATGAATGGTATTAGCTTGCATACCTGATGCATTGCTTAAGACCTCTGCAGCTTTATTTGTGGTAGCTGTACAGAATATTTTAGTTCCTGAATGATCAGGAGAGATTAATCCCTTGATTTTGTTAGAAGCTCTAACTGAATCAATTAGATATCTGGTTAGATAGCTTTTACCACATCCGGGATAGCCTTTAATAACCATTTCACTGTGATCAGGTGTTCTAAGGAACTTGTTGAACATATCTGCAACAGTTTGCTGATCTGTAGTTAATGGCATAAAGTAATCCTTTAAGGGAATAGGTTTAAATGTTTGATTAATATATCACATTCATCAATAGGGTTGTTATCTAATTTACATAACATGATGGTGTTCGGTAATGAGTGGTAATACTTGCAGCTCTTGCATTTCTCATTACTCATATTTTTTTGTCTGAGCTCGCTGAGGTCTTCATTATTCATTGGGTCGATTACTTTCTTCCCCTGTTACTGATCGAATACTAGATCATAGTGAATGAGAGTGCCGAAGTTAACTTCAGCATTAGGGTTATTTACAGATATCCATACTACAGGGTATCCGGGGTCTTTTTGTATTTTACTACACCAAAAATCACTAAATACTATTAATATTGTAGGTGCCCCATGTTTCTCAAAATACTTAAAGACAGGAGTTAAATCCGTACCGCCACCACCAGTGAACTTGACATCATCCATAGTGTCTTCTTTTGATAATTCATACACGTTATTGATTTGAGTATCAAATTCAAGAATGGTGGTTTTAGTAGGTTTAAGGTTGTCTCTCATATACTTTGTTTCACCAAAATAAAGAGAGAACTCCTCTGGACTAACAGAACCACTAGCATCAAATGCTAGAGCTAATTCACCCATACTTTCACCGTGTAGTCCCGGTAAATAATAGTCTGGGAAGAATCTTCTGTTAGGTTTTCTGAAACTATAGTCAGTTTTGTCGAAAGCAGTCATATAGTTTTGGAGGATAGTAAACCAATTAAGCTTAGGATTAGTAAGCTCATTGATCATTCTAGCAATATCACCAGGGATTGTTCCCGGGTCATCACCATCCATTTTAGATTTTTGGGATGCTTTAGTTAGAATCTGTTGAATATTTTGTTGTATTTGGGCTTTGTCAGCGTCGCTCATGCCCTCTCCGTAAGGATCAACAAGATCTCCCTGAAAGTCTTCCGGAGGGTCTGGAAGGAGCTTATAGACCTCTTCTGTGGACATACCCCTATATTGAGAATCTACACACCCTCCTTCAGGGAGTTCATAATTATTATCTTTGAGCATAATATTAATGACGTAGTCAGCCGCAACATTATACTTCTTTTTGTTAAGATACTGTCCACGAGTTACATGATCAAAAGCAACGTGCCATGCTTCATGCGCTAATAAGGCAATTCTTTGCTTTGGGTTGAGATCCATAAACCAATTAGGATTTATAGTTAGGTTTGCCCCGTCCGTTTGTGCGGTGGGTACTTTATCATCCCAAGCATGTCTTAATGAAAATAGAATAGTGCAAATAAATGCACTATTATGTAAGGTCATCAAGGCTACCTTGGCACGATTGAAACCTTTTTCAAGTTCTTTATCGTCCATGATACTTCCTACATTAAGTCTTTAGCGTTTCTAGAAATCCAAGCATCAACACTAGGAGTTGTTGTGAGTGCGCTGTTACGAATAATAGCACCCTTAAGACTGTAAATTTGGAATTCCAGTGGAAGACGTTCCATAGCCTGCATAAGAGTATCTACATTGGTTTCAGTGATATGTTTAGCAATCAAACCAGACATAGCATACATGATGCTTGGTTCGGCATCCCACTGAACTGTCTTAGGCGCTGCTAAGATGTTCTCAATAGTAGGAATACGGCCGTAAATTTGGCAGAACGAGGTGAATTCCATAGCCGTACCTTCACCGATAGTACCAGCAACAATAGCCATTTTATCAGCAGGAATATCAGACCATGGACTGACAATTCTAGATAAGAATTCCCATGTACGAGGACAAGGAAATGTTTTATCTGCATGATCAGGGCTGAAGTAATGAAGTAGTTCAGGTCGAAAGGCTACAAATGACATAATACGATGATCAATGTTTTCTTTACCGGCCCAAGCCATCCAATCAGATAGATCTGGTTCCATTTCAAAGTGGATCAGTCTTGACTGCATTGCTGTAGACATGCGGTTAACAATAGCCCTATCTGTAGCTAAGTTACCTGCACAAATGATGTGAACATCTTTATGAAGCTTGTGTAAACCAACTTCTTTATCCAATACTATCTTATAGGCTGCTGCCTGTACTGAAGGAGGTGCTGAATTAAATTCATCCATCAATAGGAGCCAACCATTATAATGCTTACCTTTTTCGTTAAGAGGAATTTCATCCCCTTCAATTGGGAAAGTATTCATAGGCACATAGCTCGCTTTAGTGCGCTCATTATTGATCATAGGGAATCCACCGAGGTCGGTAGGATCACACTGAGATAAACGAAGATCTATTACTTTCAGATTTTTATCTGAAGCGATCTTACGTGCAATTGTAGACTTACCTAATCCGGGTGATGATACCAGCATTGGTACTAGGCCAGCTCTAAGGGCATCTTGTAATAATACAGGAGCTTTAGAGGGGGTTATTGTAATTGTACTCATTCTTTTCTTCCTTGTTTATGATTAAATTATATCATAGACAACAGCCGGAGGCTGCTGTTAATGAACCCAAGGCGTTCCAAGCCATGTAGAAATACCATGGAGAATTGCTACTGGGAAGATGAGGGCACCGGCAATCATAAGTAACCAAGCAGATGCTTGAATACAGGTTACGATATGTGTGAGCCATGCTCCTATTGTTAGCAGGAGTAATACTAATTGGATCATTTTATTTCCTTAATTTAGTTTTTTGAGTGATTCGTTCTTAATAGGATATTGAAGAACTTCTTTTTTGATTTCGTTAGTGGTAATGTCCTCTTTAGGGACTCCACAAACTGAAGCTATCAAGGTAGCTAACATATCTAAATAATCTTTTAGAGATGATTTGGTTATATCCACATTTTTCTCACCGGCATTTCTAAATTTAATGCTGAGGTTCCATGTGACTACTGTTTCTTTTTTAAACTTTTGGTTTGAATCTGCCATGAGCTTCTTTCGCTTCTTCCATGCTGTCATAAGTTTCATTTTTTGGGTCAAATGCATCAAGATCTAAGGTATAGGACGGAGTAGCTAAGGCTATTTTCATGATTACGTTAGGCCTCTTTTCTTTTGCAAGTATAGCCATTAATCCAGCACATTGTTGTGGGTTCTCTGCTTCAGCAGTACCATGAGATTCATGTGGTAATGTCTTATGGCATTGAAAAGCTTTAGCAAAAAATATTTCATCTAAACGCTCTTGTTTCAATTGGTAGAGGTGTCCCTGTCCTTTTCTAAAGGGACAGGAAACACAAGGTCTCTTCAGATCAAAGATTACTCTGAAACCTTAAATTCTACGCCTGCAGCTACTAGAGCTGTAAGTATCTCTAGAGCCAGATTATTAATAGGTTTGGTTGCCTGTACTAAAGCATAATCACCAATTACCTTGTCGAGTACATCACAAACAACATCCATACCAAGAGGTTTAGGTTCTTCTTGCTCTTGCTTACTCTTATACATAACAGTAATTATTTCAGCATATGCTTCTGTTTTAATAGCCATTTGATCAGAGGCTTGCTTCATTACTGTTGCAAGTTTTTGATGACGATTGAAGATAAACATATTTGTTAGTACTTGGATCGGATACTCAAATGGCGCCATCTCGAACTCTAAGTTCATTGGGACTGGTATCTCTGTATAGGTAATAGGATTAGTGTCAGGATCAAAAGATACAAATACTATTTCTTTTTCCACATTTTGCTGAAAAGCATAATAGTTAGAGTCTTCGCCTATATAAATTAGGCGTTGATCTGTGACATTAGTTGTTGAATATTTTATCATGGTTTTCTCATTTCTGTTTCATAGCCTTTAATCATTTTGCCGTAAGTTAAGCCATACACCTCTGGAAATGCAAACCATATAGAGATATAAACTACCACTAAAAATAAAAGATAATTTTTCATTGTCATTTTTTAGAAATAACTCCTTAAATTACGTATGTAGCAAGGTGCTCCACAGAATTCACCACCACCAGAGGGTAGAAAGGTATCTAGGTTGTCTGTAACGTCCATAGAGCAGCCCTTACAGGCTACTTTAGCATCTTTGGCTCTGTTCATAGCTCTAAGCCTTTTATTGTTGTCTAGAGCCTGTGCTACGCCTTTATTAGCACCGTGATAGAAGGCTTTGGCTACATCAATTTTGTTCATTACTATGGAACCTTTCAATTTAAAAATTCAAACATTATTTCATTAGTGCTTTCTGTTCGTCACTGAATATCATTTTAACATTACTCATTTGAGACGCCTTTCAGGGGAACGGGTGGTTGTTGCATAACCTCATACTCATCTTCTGATATTGCTTTAACAAAAATGGATGGGTTGCGGCTAAGGCACTCCATAAAAGATGGTTCTAAGTTTAATTCTTTCGCCCATTCATTAACTAATTTTGAAAATCTAT